GTAAACCGAGCGTGATACGGTTCAACCGGGCCAGAAAGAACGGCCCAAACGCTAGAAACCAAGGGTTGACATTCGAAGGCCCGAAGGTGATAGAGTCGGAAACGAAGTCGGAAGAACGGAGGGAACGCAGTAAACATTCGGAAGCGCCGAATGCCTGAATGCCCGGAGGAAAGCCCCCGAAAGGGGTGAGTACAAAGGAAGCGCTCGATCCTTGATAGCTAAATAGTGTGCGCCGCGATCATGCCTCCCTCACGGGAGGACAGGACTCCCTCTCTCGGGAGTCTCAAAGACATAATCTAAGTGGCAGCCTTCCCCAGGCTTCGAAGCTCGGAAACGGACTCCCGCTCTATGCGGCCCGTAACGACCGGCGAAGATGGCATTGGGAAGATGTCTCCCGCTGAAAAGTCAGGCGCACCAATAAGCAACCGAGAGAAACCCCGCACTAGCGGGGGGATTGCGGGATGCGTCTAGGACGTACCTGCTGACCCCAACTAGCGTAAGGATTCAACATGCTGCGTGAACTGAGCGCCCGTGAGCTTGTGTCTGGGATGCGTATCTTCGTCCCTTCCAAGTTCAATGACGGGAGTCTCGGCCACTGGGAAACGGTGACCGTGACGACGTTCAGCGATGGAATGCGTGAATACTCTACCGGGCTTGAGTTCTTCGTTCCGAGTGGGCCGGTATTGGTGGCCGACAACGAGGAAGACGAAGAGCTTATCTACTTCGTCGGTGAGATCCGGACCGTAACTCAGGTAATCGAGGGCAAGTCTTACGAGCTGCGTTACGAGGTAGAGAGTGTGAGGCAGGTAACCAAGGGCCGGGCTCACGTCCGCCTCTCTGGCTACTGCATTACCGAGACCGAAGACACTGGATGCGCAATGTATCCCTACTCTGTTGGCCGCCCGGTATCCGAACAGCTTTCCTGAACTGGAGTAGCGACATGGCTGTGACCATCGTCAAGGGACGCGACGAGATCGCCCCTCGCAAGACCGACAACCAAGAGTCCTACGATGCCTATCACGCTCGGGTCATGGCCCGACGTGCGGCCCGATCGAATGACAAGCTGCGTAACCAGTTCCGCTACGCGGCCGGTCTGATCTCCTGCCCCAATGCGTACACCGAAGGCACTTGCGACGCCGTTCACGGAGGACACCACTGATGCGTAACAGCAACAGCCCGACCGGCTACAACTGCGACGTTCACCTTCACGGATGGCAGGCGGTTCCCGCCACCACTCACGTTGAGGTCTGGGGTGGCATCTGGAATGGCGAGGTCTCCGACCTCTGTGAAGAGCACCTCGCAGTCGTCCACCAGAACGAGTCCGTCTATACCAAGGTTCGTTACACCAAGATCGAGGAGAACACCAATGCGTAAGGTCCAGAACGCCACCATGTCCGGTCTCACGGTCGGCCGCCGCACCATCAAGAACTCGGTTGAGATCGCAATTCTGTGGGAGGACGACGCTATCGGCTGGTACCCGGAGTCCGAAGTCACGGCCATTCTCGCAGTCTGATGTGTCTTGGGGGTAAGCATTCGAAACGAATGTTTGCCTCCACATCATTTCAGGATGCCTATTTGCTCTCGAAGGGATGCGTTATGCACACCAGGACTGTCAAGATCCAGGACTCTGCACTCAACTACTTCAACCAGCGGTATGGGGGTGGCTACTACTCTGAGCAGGGCGCGATCGAGCTTGCCCAGGAACACGACTGGACCGGCTTCGCGTTCGTCATGGACAACTCGGGACCGGTCGCATGGCAGGATGCGTCGGATGTGTCCTACGGCCACTTCTGCACGTTCGCCCTGGAGAAGACAAACTGGGAAGTCATCACCCAGGAACTCGAAAAGACCAAGCGTAAGGGCATCGAGTTCTACGAGGGATGCGTAGAGTACGAAGGTAAGATTGCCTACGACTACGGCAACATTGGCATCCGCAACAAGGTTGCGAGCTTTGAGCGCGCACTCTCGGATTACCCGGTTCTCGATGACATGCGTCTCTCAGAACTGGAGCACGAGAACGCTCTCAAGGTTCTGGAGAACTGCTACAACATCCCTGAGGATCTTGCCTCTGAGGTGATGGAAGCACTTCACGATGCGGGTCACGGTGACTGCCCGGACTGTGAGTCCTGGGACGTTGAGGCTGCACTCGAAAGCCTGGGTCGTCGTGAATGCGCTGAGTGCCACGAGATCCTTAAGACTGAGCTTGACGGTGCGGTGTGCCGTGAGTGCGCCGACTCTTACTCGGTCTGCGAGGGCGAATGCGCATCGGTCGCAATCGACACCACCTACTCGGTCGGGTTCATGACCAGTGACGAACTGGAAGCGATCGAGTGCAAGTGTGAGTGCAAATGCGGCGGGCTCTGCGAGCCGTGCTACCAGGATAAGTACCCGTACGGTCGGGACTAAGTCCCTGGACTGCTTGATGCGTGATGATGGTAGACATTCGCTCTGAATGTCTTCCGTCACGTCATATCGAATAGTCGATGTGCAGATGGAAGGTTCACCATGATTCAGATTTACGTGGCCTGCCTCGCTTCCTACAACGCCGGAACTCTGCACGGCGAGTGGATAGATGCGTCGCAGGATGAGGAGTCGATCGAGCACGCAATCGAGCTGATGCTCGAAAAATCTCCGATCCAGGGTGCCGAAAAGTGGGCAATCCACGACTACGACGGAATGGTCAACCTGGGGGAATATGCGTCGACTGAGACTGTCGTCGCTACTGCTGAGCTGATCGAAGAGCACGGGTACTTCGTCACGGCATACGCCATGAGTGAGGAAGGGAATGACCCGGACTCTGCTAGGGAGCGAATCGAAGAGCGATACCTCGGCAAGTATGAGACCGAACTGTTCGGGGGCGAAGTCGATGCGTTGATGGCGCACTACGAACAGTCCGGGCAGTACGACCAGTCCGAACTTCCCGAGTGGGCCCAGGGTCACTACGACGCAGTCATGCGTGACAAGGCGCAGGGTGACATCAACGGGGGCGTGTTCTGCATTGAGTACGAGGGCGACGGCATCTACCACATCTTCTCGAACTGACTTCCGACGTAAAGGAACTGAACATGCGTAAGACGCTCGCAACTCTCGCTTCGCTCACGGCACTTCTCACCACGGTCGGAGGTGTCTCCTCGGCCTCGGCCAACTCCGGTCCCTCTTACCGAGTTCAGGTGATTATCGGGACTCACCACTATGCGCCGTGCATCGACATGCGTGCCACTAAGGCCGGGCGTCTGATGTACCGGGACATGGTTTCGGACACTTGGGATGACGGCCGTAAGCGCACAGTCAAGGCGCAGATCAGCTACGTCAAGCAGGGCTGCCGTAACGGTGCCTGATGCGTGGTGTTGAAGGACCGGCTCTCGGGTCGGTCCCTCTTCATCCTGTATCAGCCAACGAAAGGGCAGATAGGTAATGCGCTTCAGGATCACGGCGAAGATGAGCCAGGGAAAGCAGGAGTGGGAAGAGAGCCTCGGTATTCACGAGGAGATCGACCGGCGAGGACTGACCAGGGCAATACATGCGCTTCACCTGGAGAACCAGTGGGCCGTGATGTTCCATGCCCGGGAACTGTCGACGGGTGAGGTGCTGGCTTACCGGATGAACGGGGCCGGTTGGTTCGAACCGGTCGGGCAGGTATTCGGCGGAGCATTCCGAGGATTCGAGAAGGGCAATGCGTAGTGTCTGACGACGAGTTCTATGCGAATCTGTCCGATGCTCTCGAACGGGAGTTTCCCGGAGTGCGACTGCACATCTATTGGAGTGAGATCACCCATGTCGTCAAGGTGATGAGCATTCAGGTAGAGAACAAGAGACAGGGTACGGGCACTGAGGTCATGCGTCGTATCTGTGCGGTGGCCGACGAGAAAGGGCACCGTATCGCCCTCACCCCGGATACCTCTTGGGGGTCGAGTAAGGCCGGTCTGGTGCGTTTCTACGGTCGACTCGGATTCATCAGGAACCGTGACACTTCGATATCCAATACCCTGATCCGTAACCCGAAGGGAAATGCGTAATGACTGGGATCGTTGTTCGTGAGGGAATGTACTGCTGGAGCACTGGTGAGGTTGCGACTCTGGCCTTCCTTCCGGTCCCCTTGAAGCCTTACCGGTTTACTGTCGTGTGCAGTTCATGCGCCTTGACCTACGAGACCAATGCACTCCCTGAAGAGTTCTCCTCCTTCAAGGAAGCGCAGGAGAGGATTTCTCGATGAGTAACACCTACGGCTCTGAGTGGGCCAGCTACCTTTACCGGTTGACTCGTGAGTGGTGGCAGGCCGAAGAGGTAGGCGACGTCAAGTCGTTCGGGGGATGGTATGCGTACTTCCCTCAAGAGCGCTCGATTCTGAGTGTCGACTTTCAGGGACACGTCACGGCCGAAGAGTTCACGACACGTGAGGAATGCGTCAAGGCGTGGGCCACGGTCAAGGATGAACAGTACGAATTCCGAGCTGACGAACTGGAGTATGCGTAATGTGGTTCCGAGTCTTTCAGGGGGACCAGACCCCGTGGGAAATCGACCGGCAGTTCATCAGGTTCTTCGTGTACGGGGCCTGGGTGCAGAACGGAGGCTCGATCGAGGCGGCCGGGCAAGTAGTTGAATGGCTTCTCGATGAGTTGAATCAAGGACCGGTGGCGAGTCTTTGGGTCGGTAACGAGTACTACACCTTCGAGGCTGTGTGAATGCGTCAGTGACCACGGTTGGTGTGCGTTCCCCGGAACGTACGCCTTCCCGGCATCACTGCTGTAGTGATGGAATTCGAAAGGGAATGCGCAATGCCGAAGACCTGGGCCGTTCTGTGGGCCGTGTTCGGGGACGCGTCGGAGCCTATCGGCGTCGACATGACCGAGGAGGCCGCGCGGGAGCTGGTCGACCGACTGACGGCCGAGGGGCGCAACGACGTATACGCCGAGGACATCGATTCGGGCCGCACCTACGAGGGCTGAGGGGATATCATGCTCAGCATGTCAGAACAGACCCCCGAAGAGCGCCTTGAGGCCCTGGAGGCCGACGCTTTCCGTAGCGGCCGGACCCTGGCCGAGCTGCGTACCGAGATCGGGCACATATTCGCTGAGACACGGGGCCTGGCCTCTTGGACGGCCCGCCAGGAGGAGAAGAGCGATGCGCGACACGCGGAGTACATCCAAAGAATGGCTACCGTCGCGGAATCGGTTGAGTTCGTAGAAGGTAAGGTCGATCTCCTGACTCAGAACATCGACAAGATCATGCGTCACCTCGGTATCAGCGAAACGGAAGAATGATGAGTCGATACAAGCGAATCAGCTATGCGTCCCACCCCTCGGTGAAGGCTGTGGATGTGGTGTTCCATGAGCCCGACGGAACGGTCTACCCGAATAGCCCACTGTCCTGGAACACTCTCGGGCAGCAGCGGTCTTCGGGAGTCGAACTCGATGAGTCGGACGTTCGGGAGCTTCACGCCAAGCTGGGTGAGGTTATCGCCGGTTGGGATGCGTGATGAACGAACGTCAGCACCTGTTCTCGGAACTTGAGGACGAGGTCAATAAGGATTATGCGGCGATCCTTAGCGAGGGCTGGTCGCGGGCCAAGAATGCAGAGAAGAACCTCAAGCCCGCCATGGCGCGAAAGATAAGGGCTGAGGCTCGCATCTATGAGCGAGCTGCAATCATCGTCGCCAAGAACTACGAGTATGCGGAAGAGGAAATCGCCCCTGAGAAGCGAGTTCGGCGAGACAAGGAACGGTATGACCGGGCCTGGGAGGCCGACGAGAAAGAGCGAGCGGCCAGCGATATCTAGGTGATGCGTGGTGTTGAAGGACCGGTTCTTAGGGACCGGTCCCTCTTCATCCTGCATTAATGAGTGTGGGACCAAGAACAACTCGGGAGAGTATGTAATGGCTCGCAAGGCTGCATGGATCTTCGGCGGCGTCGTGGCTGTCATCGTGGTTGCCGGTATATCTGGTGGCGGCGAAGACACGACTTCGGATGCGTCGAAGCCTTCCGTCGAGCAGAGTGCGGAGGTCAAGCCTTCGAAGAAGGAGGCCGTCAAGGAGACGCCTGTCGAGAAGTCGCAGACCGAGCAGTTCAAGGAGTTCGTCAACAAGAACGGGACTCCGGCCGAAAAGGCTGCGGTGAAGCATGTCACCAAGGTTCAGGGTGCCGACAAGTTCAATGACATCCTGGACACTGCGTCGATTTACACCGACTTCAAGGGTGACTTTGTCAGTGATGATGCGCCGACGGGAAAGCTCCTCGCCTCGGCCTTCGCTGACTGGAAGGAGTCGGACAACGGTCTTGTCACGGTCTATAACGTCAAGGGCGAGATGCTGAGTAACGGCAACTTCTAAGCGTGATGCTTAGTTGATGACAGGCGGAGGCAACTCCGCCTGTTGTCATCCTGGCTTACCTATGGAGGTTGATGCGCAATGGCTGATTGGGAAGTCCAAGCCCTTCGTAACGGAAGGGGTGTGAGAATCGGAGTCGGATACTTCCACCCTGACTACATGAACAAGTTCCAGACGCTTCCCAAGTTCGTAGGACACCGGTACGACAACGGAGTTACCCGTCGAGTCTGGTGTGATCGGGATGGCCGGGCAATTATGATCGGCTGGTTCTTCAGAGATTGGGATGCGTCGTGAAGCGAGAAGTTAAGCAGGCCGTTGCTGACAAGCTGATTGAGGCGGCCGGGGACCTGATCGAAATGTGGGATCAGCGGTATGCGTCGGTGGGCGAAGAGCCTCCGTGCAGTGCCGAGGAGGCGCGTAAGTGCATTGCCGTGTGGCTTCACAGACTGCCGGGAGACTCGTGGGATTCCCGTTTGGGAGGGGTTGAGTGATGCGTAAGGTTCTGGGAAGACTTCGTGACCCGATCCTGATTCAGGCCACCATTGCGGCAGCCCTCTCGTTCTCTCACATCCATGACATAGCCGATGCGGCGGGACAGCACGGATGGAAGGCGTGGGCCTACCCCGTCTCGGTCGACCTGCTCATGGTCATGGCCTGGAAGATGATCCGGACCGATGCGTCGAAGCGTGGTGCCTGGGTCTGGTTCGCTCTGTCGCTGGCCGCTTCGCTGGGAGCCAACGTGGCGACGGCCGGGGTTCTGGACCTGAGCAACCTTCCGGTGTGGCTTCGCGTCCTTGTTGCTGGGTGGCCTGCTGTGGCCTTCCTGGGTGGAGCCTTCATGGTCCATGCGCAGAGTAAGAAGCCTGCCGACGAGGAGCTGGTGCCCGACGTCGAGGAGGACCAGGCCGAGGAGGACCAGGCCGAGGAGGACCAGGAGGAGGAGCCCGTACCTGAGCCTGACGCGCTGGTGACAGCTACAGAGGCTCACGTGCTTACCGGAGTCAACATTCGGACGGTACGGACCTGGATCGGCCGGGGTCACCTGCCGGTCAAGGGGATGCGTGGGCGGGCCAACCTGGTCTCGCTCAAGGATGTCGAGAAGCGAATGGCGGATGCGTGATGGAGACGATCAGTTCGGACAATCCGATGATCCGGTGTCGGTGCGAGGAGATCGGGAGAGAGGTCTACATCTCCCCCGGAGATAAGGTGTCGGCTCGCATGTTCGGCGTAAGTGAGGAGTTCGCTCACGCCCTGGGGGACACGTGGGAAGAGGCCCTGGACGAGGCCCTGGACGCGAAGGGCGATGCATGATGTCGGCAATGAAGGCGTTCATGGAGGACGAGGCGTACGCCTACAAGGCCGGGCTGGATGCGGGGATCGACAACGACATCTTCGCCCTGGCCGTGGCCCTGGCCGCCATCGAGGTGGACGCACAGGCGTACGCCGTCCCTCACACGGTTGCCTGCCTGCTGACCGATGCCCTGTTCCAGGGGTGGGATCAGGGGCAGGAGTTTTTTGATCTTGCGCTGCCAGTTGACATTCGAATCTCTGAGGGGATAGGTTAAGAACATGAGCAGCGTCAAGGCCGCGACACCCGAGCACACCGAGATGATGATCGTGGGTAGTGGCTTCAGTAACTACGCACACTGGGGTGCACTTAGCCCGGTTGTCTCCGGTCCGAAAGGGTGGGAGTTCATTGTCGAGAACTGGGACGCATACGAAGAGTGCTGGAAGCCGTGGTGCATCACCCATGAGATGGTGATGCGTGCTGTTCGACTCATCGCCAAAGGGGAGGTCAAGGGGGCGAGTGCGCGACTGGTCACGCATTGCAGGTTCGTGATGTTCGATGTGGATGAAGTGGACCTCGATGCGTTCGACATCGATGTACTCCTTCAGGTCGTGATTCACGGTCGCATCATCTACTGAATCAGGGGCTCCGGTGAGGTGAACGCCTCATGCGTGATGCAGTCGGATCGAATCCGGCCTGGAGTACGCAAGCAAATAGCCAGCCCGGTGAGACTACTCATCGGTAGTAAGGATGGTAGGATCATGACTCCGCTAGACATTCCGAGCCGACGAAGTCCGGTATACATTCAGGGGCGGTACAGTCGCCTAGTGTCCAAGTGGTCGCGAGGTGAATGGATCTCGGACTACTAGAAGAGAAGGAATTATCCTGTTATGGATAAGGATGCGCTAATCGCGAAGATCGTTTCGCGAGGCCGTGACGAGAACGGGCACATCCGAAGCGAGGCTGTCTACGAACTCCTCTCTATCGACGGAATGAACGTCGTGAAGGTGGCGAAGGAGTTCGGGGTGTCCCGAGCAGCTATCTACAAGCACACGAAGAACCGAAAGGAGGTACTTCCCCAGAATCTCAAGTCAGAGATCATGCGTCTCAGTCCATGGAGAGACGTGGAACCAGAGCACGCCAAGGCCGGACAGAGGGCGTACATCGCCCACCACATCGAGTACGTGCTGTCCGGATTCAAGAAGCTCGAAGACTGGAAGATGTCTCGTCTGCGCTACTTCTACCGAGAGCTAGGGGACCCGCAGGACAAGGTACTGACCTACGACCGCAACGAGCCTCCGAACCAGTGGTCCTCGACTGGCGGATGGAAGTACGTCGACCGCGAGGAGTCGGACGGGGACCTGATCCTCCGGACTTCTGACGAGCTGACCGAAGAGCAGAAGCGTGTGTACGTCCGCCCAGTGAACTGGGCGAGCATCTAGCAGGATGCGTTAAGGCGAAGGGGCCCGCAGTAACGGGGCCCCTTCTTTGTTGAGAGGGTGTGGCATTTGGAACTGACCGACGACGAGCAGAAGCGGTACGAGTCCTACAGGAGCCGGGCTCGGTCCTACTCGCAGACCCGGCAATGGTGGGAGTGCGGGTACGGCTTCCTCCTGGCCCGCGTCAAGCGGGTGCCCGAGATACGTGGTGCCTGGCTCGAACAGGGTGTGGCTGTACATGCGGTGGTTGAGGACTTCGAGAACTCGGGGCGCACGCTCACCGAGGAGGTACTACGCACCAAGTACCAGGATGCGTACAGCGCGATGATCAACAAGTCACTCGAAAAGCAGCCGAACCCGGACATGTGGTTCAACTCAGGGCCCTACAAGGGGCTACCCCAGGACATCGAACGTCGCTTCAAGGTAGGACAAGAGCAGGTCACGTCATACCTGAGGTGGACAGAAGATCAACCCGAACAGACTATCTGGAACGGTTCGGTCGAGATAAAGTTTGAACTGTCGCTGGGGGAAGTGAACGTCCTCGGATACATCGACCAGATAGTGAACCACCCGAAGAAGAAGGGACCTGGTGTCCGGGATGTTAAGACTGGACTCAAGCCAACCGAACACACTCAGCTAGAGCTTTACGCACTCGCTATGAATGAGTTGCATGACGCTGGAGTCGAGTGGGGGGACTATTGGCTGGGCAAGACTGGGAGGACTTCGCGTTCGATCCCGCTGAATCCCGATCGAGACAAGTTGGTCGAGTGGTTCGGCAAGATGGACGAAGGAGTCAAGGCGGGCGAGTTCCGGCCCAACCCAGGCGAAGCGTGTGCACGATGCCCGGTGCAGATGTCATGTGACTACAAGAGCGAGGCCTGAATGATCGACCGGCACGGTTGACATTCGGATCGAAGAGAAGCTAGGCTGAGATTATGATCAACGACTTCATCGAACTCATCACCGACGAGACCGACATCGAGACTGTTGCCGAGATCGCTTACCAGTCCGACCCCGACCCGACCGGTCTGATTACTCGCGGAGAAGCCGCCGCGCAGGTGGCACAGGCCATGCAGTACGGGGTGTACGCCCAGCTCGATGCGGAAGCTGAAGTCCTCACTCTTCAGGAGAAGGTTGCCGAGCAGGAGCGAACCATCGAGGTCATGCAGAAGACGATCGATGAGACTCTGAGCAAGATGACCAACCTGACTCGGGTACTCCACGCCAAGGGCCTCCTGTCGGACCTCCCTGACACCGGTCCTCACGTCCGGGACAAGGAAGATGTTCCGCACGAGGGTGCAATCCCCGACTTCTACGGCCGGGTCGCTACAGGGTCTGTCGGTTAGTTAGTTAGTTAGATATCGAGAAGGGTCCAAACATCTACTCACTCACACAGAGCATCCGAGCAAAGGGCGACGCGGGACACCCGTTGCCCCCGGCTTACAAGGCACTCGACAAGGCGGGAATCAGGTTCCTGCGAGGACAACTCGCCCTGGTCTGCGCCGCAGGCGGAACCGGCAAGAGTGCCTTCGTCCTCAACAACCTTCTCAAGGCCAGCAGTCCGATCCCGGCTCTCTACTTCTCCTGCGACTCTGACGCATTCGTTCAGCTCTCACGATCTATCGCCATCATCGGTGAGATCTCCATGGACAAGGCCATGGATGCGGTCAAGAACAACAGCATCGACGAGTTTATCCCCGGCCTGAATGCGCACCCTGTGCGCTTCAACTACGCGGCCTCTCCTTCGCAAGCCGACGTCGAGAATTCTCTTCAGTCCTACTTCGAGCTATACAACCAGTACCCCCATCAGATCATCCTCGACAACGTCACCAATATCCGTGCCGGTGGAGGAGACGGAGACGACCCCTTCTCGGGCCTTGAGGGCCTGATGGACTGGGCCGCTGACATGGCCCGACAGACCCAGGCCAACGTGACCGGCCTGCACCATGTGACCGGCCCCAACAACGACGGCAATGCGCCGATCCCGATGAGTGGCGTCAAGGGCCAGATCACCCGAGTGCCAGCCCTGGTGCTGACCTTGTTCAAGCCTGACGCCGAAACCCTCGGAGTCTCGGCCGTGAAGAACCGTGCCGGACGTGCAGACCCAAGCGGCCAGAACTATGTTGAGCTTGGATGGGACGGAGAGCACATGTCCATTACGGACGCGCCGTTCAGTACAGCCGCTTACTGAGGTGGAGTTATGAACGTGACAGTCATTGATACCTATACCGATAAGCGTGAATGCGACAGGATGTGGCTCGAATACGCGGAGATCCTTCGCCGTACGGGCAAGACTCCTCGCTATGCGGTCCGTCGTCGGAAGGTTCGAGTGAGGAATCGCGTCATGCCCCTGTATCGCCTGGAACTGGTAGACCATGAAAGCGAGTAAGAGTAATGCATGCAACACAAGTGGTGGGACTACTGTTCGTCGGTTTTGTGGCCGGAGTGTATTCGATGTTCGTACTGATCTGCATTGGTGGAGGAAGTAAGAGTGACACGTAAGGGATATCGAACCTGCATCAAGTGCAGCCGGAATCGAGCGGAGAAGTTCTTCCAGGGTGAACGAGGTCGAGTATGCGCTACGTGCAAGAGGTCTCGGAGTCGCGTCTATAACCGGTCGGCTCATCTACTGGAGACCTATGGGCTCTCCGAGGAGGAGTATCAGGCCATCTTGGATGCTCAGCGAGGCTGCTGTGCGATCTGCGGTGGTGCCCGGAAGTACAACCTTCAGGTCGACCACTGTCACCGGACAGAAGCCGTACGAGGTCTTCTCTGCAAGGCATGCAACAAGGGCATCCTGCGTAGCGCTAGAGACAACCCTGAGACTCTGCGTAGTGCAGCCAACTACCTAGAGAACTACCCGGTCGATACGATCCTCGGCCGTCGCTACACCCCCAACGGACCTAAGTAGGTCCTTCTTTTTAGGGCAGTCAGTTGACATTCGAATCTACGAATGTCTACCATGAGAATGAGGGCAGAGACATGCAGAACCTGACCATCCCCGGCGAGCCGATCGACCGCAGCCAGCTCGACCCCACGTGGAACCTGATGAGCCAGGCCGGGCGCAAGTTCCCGGTGATCGTCGGCCGTGTCGAAGACCGTGAGGACATCGCTTATGCGCTTCGGATCGAGTACTGAGCAAAAGCACGGAGGACCCATCAGGGCCGTACTGCTGAGGTATTACCCGGACTGGGAAGAGCCTGAGTACAAGGACGGATGGATTTCCTGCCTGTGCCCATCACACGTCGAGGAGCGGCCATCGGCCGCAGTGAACTTCGATCGAGGGGCCGTCAAGTGCCAGGCATGTGGTTTCTCTGGCGACGCCTACTCGATCATTAGAGATAAGGAAGGGTGCACTTTTAGTGAGGCCCAGCGCATCGCGGGCGAGCTTTCACCTGGAAGCCAGCAAGATATTCAGCGGACAGTTCGAAGCAAGCCCAGCAGCAGAGTATTTGGAGCTGCATCGGGGGATATCCCCGGAGACCGGAAAGACCATGGGGCTGGGGTTCGTAGGGGCTTCCGTTCCTAGTGGCTTTGAGATGTACCGGGGGATGATGGCGGTTCCCTACCTTCGCTACGGCCCGCTCGGGGAACTGTCGGTTGCACAGCTCAGGTTCCGGTGCGTCCGGTCTGAGTGTGTGAAGGACCAGAACGGTGAGTTCCTGGAGAAGGAAACTCATGTCGGCCACGGCAAGATGAACTCGATGCCGGGCGACGTAGGCCACATCTACAACACGTCTGATCTCGCTCGGTATCACGACGAGATCGCCATCTGTGAGGGAGAGCCTGACACCTGGACCACTAAGCAGTGCGGGATTCCTGTTGTGGGAATCCAGGGTGCCAATGGTTGGAAGCCTCACTTCACGGAACTCTTCGAGGGTTACCGAATCGTGTGGGTCCTGGCCGATGGTGATGACGCCGGAATGAAGTTCGCGACGTTCGTTGCCGAGAAGATTCCGGTAGCTCGAATCATCCCGATGGATCCGGGACTGGACGTAAACAAGTCGGTTAAGGCACACGGAGAAGACTTCCTCCGTGAGAAGGTAGGAATGAAGTGACTGACGCTCTGAATGGCTTTGCGGTTGGCGACTGGGTGGTGATCACCCCCACCGAGAACAGTGACAGTGTCATCCTGAAGGCTCGTGCCGGGGAGCTTGGCTGCATCACCAAGATTGCCGAGGGTGACCTGTACCCCTACGCGGTCCACTTCAACGATGGCGCGGAAACGGGATTCAATGCCGAGGAGATGCGACACCAGGACAGTTCCGAGTCCTATCTCTTTGCGCACAAGGTTGACATTCGAATCGAGGAGCTTGCCGACTGGGAGAAGGAAATCCTCGAAGAGGCGGCCCAGGAGACGGACGTCGTCAACCACCCGAGCCACTATGCCGACGGCTGGTCCAACGGGGCCGAGGTCATCGACATCACCGAGAACCTGAATTTCAACCGTGGCAATGCCGTCAAGTACATCGCGCGGGCCGGAAAGAAGGACCAGGACCGAGAGGTTGAGGACCTGAAGAAGGCCCAGTTCTACATCAACCGTGAGATCGCTCGACTGGAGTCCATCAATTAAAGAGTTCCTGGTATCCGCTGCCATCACCTTCGGCGTCATCGTCCCTGTAGGGCTGTTCGTCGAGCACGCCCTAGGTCTTTGGTGACCTTCCTTCTGAAGTAGGAGAACGAGACATGAAAAGTCGAGAGGAACGAGAAGAGGAGTACTACCACTCTTCAGCCCGAGCCTTGGCCAGTTGGCTGGTTGATGCCGAAGACGATATTCGGTGGATTCTCGACACCATCGGTTGGGCTGCGAATCAGCCTGATTCGACTCAGCTCGTGAGTGCACAAAACTTCTGTCGAAACCTTCTGGACGACTACACCAAGTAGGAGAAACGCATGTCTGAGATCAAGATGTACAACGACGTCGAGGTTTCCGTTTCCGGGCATGACTACCTTGATGCTGCCCCTATCATTTTCGACCTCAAGGTTCGAAACAAGTCTCACCGAAACGTCAGCATGGACGCGAACAGCCTCTACCAGAACATAACCGTTGACGACGCCAAGCGTATTCGCAAGGAGCTGAAGGCCGCCATCAAGAGGGCCGAGGGCAAGTGAAGGTCTGTTCGTTCCCTGAGTGCGATAAACCGCTAAGGTATACGGGGTACTGTTCGGGACACTATCGGCAACAACATCAGGGCAGGCCCCTTACTCCACTTCGTAAAAAAGGGCTCGTCGGTTGTTCCTTCGATGGTTGCGAAAAAGTCCACTACTCTAAGGGGTTCTGTAAGGGACACTATGCACAACAATGGGAAGGTAGACCACTCACACCTCTAAAGGTGGCTAGGCGAGAGATTAGAGACGGCCTAGCTTTCTGTTCATTGTGCGACGAGTGGAGAGACCGATCTGACTTCTATCCGAGCAATCAAACCAGGACCGGATGTAACACTTACTGTAAGGAGTGCAACGGTGTGTCGAAGTACGGACTAAACCGGCACACGTGGCGAGAGCTGTTCGAATCGCAGGGGAGCCGCTGTGCGTGCTGCGGGACAGATGTCAGCTCTCATAAGAATGGATGGGTAGTTGATCACGACCATTCTTGTTGTCCGGATAGTGGCTCTTGCGGAAAGTGCGTTCGCAGCATCTTGTGTAACGGCTGCAACTTGATGCTAGGAAATGCGAATGATGAAATCAGCCGTCTGATAGCCGGGGCCGAGTACCTGAAAAGGCATAACACGAAGGAGAACGCATGAAGATAGTTACGCTAGACATCGAGACCAGTCCGAATCTCGCCTATGTGTGGGGGATGTTCAAGCAGAACGTCAGCCTCGCTCAGCTCGTCGAGACTGGGGAGGTGATGTGCTTCTCCGCCAAGTGGTACGGCCAGGAGCCGGTGAGCTTCTACAGCACGCACCACCACGGCAAGACGGCCATGGTCGAGGCTGCTCACGAGATCCTGGACGATGCAGATGCTGTGATCCACTACAACGGCAAGCGATTCGATATCCCTCACCTGAATCGAGAGTTCCTTGCCGAAGGGCTTACTCCGCCTTCGCCTTTCGCTCACGTCGACCTTCTGAACGTTGCAAAGAAGCAGTTCCGGTTTACGTCCAACAAGCTGGATCATGTGGCCCAGCAACTCGGACTTGGCGCTAAGACTTCTCACACTGGCTTCCAGCTCTGGATCGACTGTATGGCAGGCAACGAAGAGGCCTGGGAGCTGATGAAGACCTACAACGAACAGGACGTCGTCCTTACCGAGAAGGTCTATGACGCTCTCCTTCCCTGGATCCCCTCGCACCCGAACTACCGGCTGTATCACGGGGGAGTCGATGACCTCTGCCCGAACTGTGGCAGCAAGGCTCTCCGTAAGGAAGGCAAGGCCTACACCTCGGTCTCGGTGTTCCAGCGCTACCGCTGTGACGACTGTGGGAAGTGGTCGCGAGGCAACCAGAGGCTCGACGGCTCGGCGATCTCCCCTGCACGCCACCAAGGTTGACATTCGGATCTGACGGCTGACATACTCGAAGTAGAGGGGCCGGGAAGCATCCGGCTAAGCGGCGCAACGGCAGTGAGCCTAGCGCCTTTTCTCGGCCCCCTCGGTTGACATTCGAAAGGACTGCAAGTGATCACCTGGACCAACCCCGCTGAGGAAGTCAGGGCTGACGCCTTCGACACCACGTACACCCTGGCGATCAAGGCCGCAGAGCGCGTCTCCGAGAAGTGGTACGGCTCGGTGGCCGTCGGTGACCTGGTCGGCCGACTGATGGACACCTTCCTCGATGAGGACGAGGGCCAGGACCGAGCGGTGCGACTGGCCCAGGCACACGCCCTGGACCCTGTGGCCGCCCTCGGGGCGCTTGTACGTCGCGCCGAGACCCTGGCCAAGGAGCTGGACTTCGAGGCCCGCGAGAGGGCCGTGTACGGCCAGTACACGTACCAGGAGATCGACGTCTGGAAGCTCCTGGAGGCCGGGTACCTGCTGCCTCTCCTGGAGCAGGGCAAGCAGCCCGCCAACAAGCGGGACTACAAGAACCCCGACTCGGTGTCCTACTCGGACAAGGCTGACCTGAACATCGCGTTCTCTCGTCTCGACACTGCCTCTCGTGCAGAGCTGACCAAGCTGTACCGGTTCCCCCGGCGATGCCGGACCAATGCCAAGCAGCTTGCCTTCGCGGTCAAGATGCTTACCCACCACATGAACAACCTTTAGGAGACCCACACTTTGAAGTTCACGCAGACCGGTAATGACGTCTTCAAGCGCACCTATGCTCGTCCCCTTCCGGATGGCACGTTGGAAGAATGGCCGCAGACAGTTCAGCGCGTAGTCGACGGGAACCTCGGTCTCGTTGATAGCAAGTTCATCGAAGAGGGTGAGCGGGAAAAGCTCATCGAGATGATGACCAATCTGGAGATCATTCCGGCTGGTCGTCACCTCTGGGCCTCGGGTGTTCCTGGTCGGCAGTTCCTCTACAACTGCCATGTCGCTCCGTGGAGTAAGGGCCTGGCCGATCACGTCATGTTCACCTTCATGCGACTGATGGAGGGTGGTGGAGTCGGTTCCCGATACGGACTCGACTGTCAGCCTCCGGAGGACGTACTTCGTGAGCTGAACGTGCACATCGTCACCGACCCTGACCACCTCGATTTCCATGCCATGGATTCGGCCGGACTGCTGTCCGACGACTACTCCCATGAATGGCCTGGCACCTACAAGGTTGAGGACTCCCGAGAGGGTTGGGCAGCAGCCCTGGTCGACCTGATCGAGACGTACTTGCGGCCCGACGTGAAGAACTCGAACCGGGTCTATGACGTGTCGGGAGTCAGGCACGCTGGTGCCCCTCTCCGAACGTTCGGCGGTACGGCTTCAGGTCCTCTGCCTCTGGCCAAGATGCTGCACGAGGTTGCGGCCATCATGAACTATGCCGGTTCGGAAGGCCGGACGATTACCGGCGTCGAGGCCATGGAAATCGATCACTACATTGCTGAGTGTGTCGTCTCGGGAGGTAATCGCCGAAGCGCACGAATGGCGATGATGCATTGGACCGATCCGGAGATCTTCAAGTTCATCAACGCCAAGAAGGATGGCGGCCACTGGACAACCAACATCAGTGTTGTTATCGACAACGACTTCGTTGAGGCTATGGGCTATCGGACCTGGGGTCATGCCCAGGCGGTCTATGAAGCCGTGATCGATGGAATGCACCACAACGGCGAACCTGGATTCTGGAACGAGGACTTGTCCAATGTGGACGAGCCCAACAAGACGGTAGCGACCAACCCGTGTGGCGAGCAGCCGCTTCCCGAGCTGGGTTCCTGCACGCTCGGGCACGTGAACCTCGCAGCCCTTTGGAGGGGCGAGGACGAGAGCAAGCTGTATGCCGCTCATCGGCTCATGACTCGGTACCTGGTGCGTGCCACCTTCGGGGACATCACCTATCCCGAACAGCAGAAGGTCATGGAGCGAGACCGGCGAATCGGTCTTGGACATCTGGGTGTTCAGTGGTTCGCCAATCTGAACGGTCTGAAGTTCTCTGACATCCCCGGTAGTTGGATGAGGAGCCTTCTCAGGGATCTGTACAAGCACGTCGAGAAGAGCGCCCAGGAGTACGCTCGGGAACTTCGTATCCCGGTTCCGGTCAAGCTGACGACGATTGCTCCAACGGGCTCCATATCCAAGCTGAGTGGAGTGAGTGAGGGTATCCACCCGATCTTCGCCCGGTACTTCCTGCGGCGTATCCGCTTCTCGTCTACGGACCCGAAGCAGATCGCACAGCTTGCCGAGTATGAAGCCCAGGGTTACCACGTTGAGGATTGTGTCTACGCCCCCTTCACGAAGGTGGTGACGATCCCGACCAAGGATCTCCTGATGGAAGAGGTCGCAAAGCTCGGACTGGACCCTGACGAGATCGTTGAGTCTGCGGCTGATCTCAAGGCTGATCAGATGCTTGCAGTGCAGGCGTTCTACCAGGAGAACTTCGTAGACAGTGCAGTCTCGTTCACGGTCAACTTCGATCCGAACGAGGTGACCAAGGAATCCCTGTCCCGGTCGATCCTTCGATACCTGCGGCGACTCAAGGGGAGCACCGTTCTTCCTGAAGGTTCGTACGAGCAGGCCCCTTACCAGCGCCTGACCCGAGAAGAGTTCGAAGAAGCTGTCGTCACCCAGATCGGGGACGGAGTCGATGAGAACTGTGCTACCGGGGCTTGCCCTATCAAGTAGTGGTTGACATTCGGATCAACTGAATGTCATAATGGAAATAGAGGGGGAGAGAGACCCCCTCAACTAACGCTTATGGAGCTGTACTTGACTTACACTGACCCGTTCGCCACTGCCCCGGCCAACGACGAGTTCACCACCAACACTGAGGAGACCACGCCTGTGACTGAGACCAACGCCGCCCCCGTCGCTACCACTGCCCCGGAGGGCGTCACCCTCTCCTTCAAGGGCGGCGCGGGCTACGACGCATCGCTTCTCGTCATTCGCGCCGCGAACATCACCGAGATGAACGCCAAGCTCGACGAGGAGGGCGGTGAACTGGCGGCCCTCATGGACAAGGCGGCGAAGATCCAGAAGTACAGCACCACCATCAACACCCCGGAGCAGCCTGCCGGTAAGCCGTCCTTCCAGAACGGCCAGGTCCAGTACAACAACGGCGGTGGCGGTAACGGCCCGGCTCGACCGGACAACGTTCCGGCCCACTTCTCCTACAAGTCCGGCAACAAGAACGGTAAGGCGTGGTCGGGTTGGTTCCCGCCGAAGGGTTCCGACGAGAAGCCGATCTGGGGCTAAGCCTCACCTTTTCTTGATCTACTAGGTTGACATTCGGAGGGGCGGGACGACTCCCCTGCCCCTCCGTTACCCCAAGGGAAATGATGACTGGCATTACCTTCCGCTCGGATATGGGCGTAGACCTCCTCGACCACATGGGTGACGACGACTCGATCGTTCGAGCAGCCCGTGTCTCCTCTGGCAGTACCGGTAGCGAGCAGGCCAATAAGGGCCTCCTCAATATGCTGGCCCGTGATCGGCACGGTTCGCCTTTCGAGGCTGTGACAATGCAGTTCAAGATCGATGTTCCGATCTTCGTTGCCCGTGAATGGTTCCGGCATCGGATGTCCTCATTCAATGAGGTGTCCGGTCGATACAAGGTCCTGGAGCCGGTCTTCTATGTTCCGGACATGCAGCGGCCTCTACGGCAGATCGGTAAGCCGGGTGCCTACTCGTTCGAGCCGGGGGATTACCAGCAGCAGTACATTGCCAGGGCCTGTGGCATGAGGGCTGCCAAGACTTCATGGGAGGAATACCAGTTCCAGCTTGACCGTGGCATTGCCCGAGAGGTGGCCCGCAACGTGCTTCCTCTGAGCCTCTACACCTCGTTTATCTGGACCGTGAACCTGCGGTCGGCACTGAACTTCCTGTCGCTCCGCTGGGCTCACCCTGATTCCACGGTTCCGACGTTCCCCCTGTACGAGATCGAGCAGGCCGCCATGAAGGTGGAGGAAGTCATCACCAATCTGGTGGCCCCTGAAGCAATGAAGGCATTCAACGTGAATGGACGTGTTGCACCTTGAGTTACCCCAAGTTCCTTATCTGGTCTTCTCAGAATGGGTATAACCACGGCTCGGGAGATCTGAGGTTCGCCTCTGACGAGAAGAACGTACGCAACCGAGTCAAGGGAATCCTGCTTAGGTATCCAGACGCTGAAGTCAAGGTGTTCCTACTGCACCTTACCCACGAGGTTACGTCTGACTTCGTTCCGGGAGGTGCCCGATGAATGAAGACGAAGAACTCATAGACCAGGAGCAGAACGAGAGCCTGAGGGACCTGGTTCAGCGTTGGCTTAACCGAGAGGGCGGCGAATGAAGCGACTGACTTTCCAGTGCACGATTTCCAGTGTCGATGACTTGGAATGGCGTACGCCTGAGCAGTTCGTCAACATGGCCCTAATTCACGGAGACAAGCACCAAGACTTCTTCATGTATCCGAGCGGTGAGATCAAAGTCGAGGAATACGAGGAGGGGTAATATCCCCAGCTATGTAAAGAGGCCAATCCCCGTCGAGGCTATGCAGTGGACCGAAGACGTCTCTATGTCGGCCCTGGCGGAGTTCACTAATGGATTGGTGAAGCTGAATGACGTAGACAGGTTGTTCTTTGTCTATGACCGGCTTCACGACACCTGGGTCAAGTTCGAGTACGGGGACTACATCATCTGTGGAGTCCAAGGAGAGTTTTACCCCTGTAAGCGTGATGTATTCGAGAGTACCTACGAGGAGTGCTGATGGACGCAGAGACGATTGCCGAGATCGAGAAGAACGCTCGCATGATGCACGCCGAAGGGAAGTACTTCACTGAGTGGGCCGATGACGTAGAGATCTTCGTGACTGACATGCTCGACCTGATCAAGGCTTCGTACGCAGAGGGCTTCGCGTCGGCTGTCGCTCTGGGCATCCTCGCCCTGGCGAACGTCGGGAAGTCGGAGGACGCCAGTGCCTGACCCGCGTGAGTCACGCCTGCCTAAGTGGGCCCAGGAAGAGCTTCACCGCCTACGTCGTGACCTAGCCGCTGAGTGTCAGCAGGTCGAGGAGCTGAAGGGGAACATCCCCGACTCAGACACCTTCGTCATTGACTACCTCCGTAGTAATGCACCCCTGCCCCGGGGCTCACGCATCGGCTTCTACCCACGGCCCGACAGCGACCACCTGAGGCAACAGATCCAGGTGTACTGCGAGTCAGGGCGACTCAGGGTGCAGGGCGACTACGCCCTCATCGTCCGTCCCTGTGCTTCAAACTCACTCACCATCGAACTGGAGACGTACCGCTAGTGACTCAGCCTGCTGAGCAGGAGAACCCCTTCCTGGGGATGGACTATGACTGGCTAGACGTCCTCACAGACATGGTGGACGACTTTTGGGACAAGGACCGGCATGGGGAGCTGGCAGGGGGCTGGGGCTACGACCACGACAAGCAGGAGGCCCTAGGAGCCATGGGGTCCCTGATCAAGGAGGCCGCCCGCAGGCGGGGGCTCTCCTACTGACCTGAGTTAGTTCCCCTAGAGAGTGAGTTACTGATCCAAGCCATCTACGTCAAGTTCGGATTCAAGTGCCCCAACTGTGGGTTCATCAGCGAGACGTGTGACGACGTCTACCCCGACGAGCACAGCATTCTCATTCACGAGCACGAACCCAACTGCAACACATGCGAGAGCGAGCGAAACCTTTGAGTCAGTTTCCGACCCAACTCGGAGTCACATACACCGAGGTTGAAGCAAAGCCGACCGTGAGCCGAAACGGTGAACGCACGATCTCTGCCTCGGCCCTCTGGCGAGACGGGTTCGGTGGGTCAACTGAGGAGATTATCCAACTCGACATGTTGGCGGCTGCATCACTGGTGACTCAGCTACTCGACGCCATCGAAACTCACTACTTCGACAGCATCACTCCCAAGGCTCCGAGTGAGGTCCTGTGAGGGTTCGTATCGAGCAGGAGTACTACGGCGAAGCAATAGACGTCGGTGACCTTGAAAAGTTCGTAGACGCTGTACGTGCTGCCACGAATGACTACATGCATCCGAACCTTCAGAAGGTTCAGATCGAATCCACCAGGCTTGTCTACGAGAGGGAGAAGTGAGTATGGAAGAGAACGAGTTTGAGAGCATCATGAACGGTTCGTTTGACCCGATCGTCGTCTCTCTCGCCGAGACCGCTGAGACGTTCAAGAAGGCTGTTGATTCTGCGGCAGAGATCTTCGGACACGCTGTCGGCATCGGCCTGCCCGAACTACTGGCCGGGGATCTGACGCTGGTGTACCTGGATCTGGTCCTTGGGGGTTCGTCCGAGGATGAGTGAAGTTACGACCCGTGTTACGGCCAAGTTCAACAACGGTGAGGAGTTTGCGAGCGTTGGCGAGGTCGTCTTCCACGACAAGTACGTGGTGGTGTACGACATCGACGGAGCGACCGGCTACCTGTTTTACGGGAGCCTGCTGTGGCTGCTGACAGAGACCGAGGTACCGAAGCAGGCGTTCGAGCCACCGTTCTAGCTCGGGTAGGTTGACATTCGGATCGGGGACCCTGCATCATGAGAGCAGGGCCCCGGTTGGCATTCGAACGAGATAAGGAGGAGCCGCTTGATTCGGTTCTGTACGAAGATTGCGGGCGACGTGATCAACATCAACGTCCTCGACAACCCCGAGGACATCCCCGAGTTCGTGACCTGGGTACGGCTGAACGAGCAGCTCCTCGGCTGCGACACCGAGACCACCGGCCTCGATTGGTGGGCCGACTCCTTCCGCCTCCGCACGGTCCAGTTCGGCAATGCCACCGAGAGCTATGTCATCCCTGTGGAGCTGCACGGCGCGCTCCTGGCCGCCGCTGTGGGTGCCCTGAGGCATATCAAGACACTGATCTTCCAGAACGCCCCGTACGACTTGTTGGTGCTCGATGCCACTACTGCTCTGACGATGGAGGAGCTGTGGCCTAAGGTCCGCGACACCAAGATCTACGCCCACCTTGTTGATAACCGTCAGGAGATGGAAGGCGGTACTGGTCATTCGTTGTTCAGTCTGACCAAGGCTTACATCGATAACGGTATGGCTGCCAAGATCAAGGGTTCGATGAACGACATTGCTCGTTCGATGAATTCCCAGAAGTCTGGAGTCATCCTCTCTCACTATGTTGTGACGCTGGAGTCTGGGGCTAAGGTCTCGGTCTCTGCCGACCACATGAGGGCGGCCGACGAGACGGGAATGCTGGCTCCGGACGACGACAAGTTCGTCTCGGCTATGGCAACTCTCGTCACTGATCCTGACGCGGTCGAGGAAGTGTTTCGTCCGGCTGAGGTTCGGATAACCAAGGAAAACGTATGGAAGTACGTGCCTTGGAATCATGGCGGCTACATGACGTACGCCGGACTCGATCCGGTCCTTTGTTTCCGCCTGTTCCGTATCCTCAAGAAGAACCTGCCCTCAAGCGTCTACAAGCGTTCGTGGATTGGTGAGGGCATCGGATGGATGGACCTCCCGACCTTCGAGCACAAGGTTGCTGAGGCTTGCTCCTACATGTCCCGTCGAGGTATTCGACTGGATAAGGAGTACACCGAGAACCTGGTCGATACTCTCTATCAGCGAGAGGTCGAGTGGACTCAGGTTTGTCGGGACCTGGGTGTCGAGAATCCTTGGTCCATCAAGCAGCTCATGGACTACTGGCTGGGGGATGGGGGAGATGAAGCATTTGATCGTAGGCACCCTGAGGTGTTCTACATCGACGGAGACATGCACAAGGGGGATCAGTCGTGGATCAGTCGGTCTAAGAAGACCGGTGCACTAAGCCTGAGTGATGACCTTCTCGCGCAGATGGAGAAGGTAGGCGACTTGATGGCTATGGCGGTTCGCCGTGCCAAGTCGGCCCGCAAGAAACGGACGACATGGCTGGAAAACTTCCTCAGTCAGGTCGACTCGAAGGGATACGTACACCCGTCGATAAATAGCATCCAGGCCACCACGGCAAGGATGTCTATTCAGGGGATTCCAGCACAGACGCTCCCGGCCGGTGAGGCCGAGATTCGTAACTGCTTCCTGGCAGATCTCGAAGAGGTCATCTGCTCGACCGACTACGCGAACATGGAACTTCGGTTCCTGGCCGCTTGGTCTGGCGACGAACGAATGCTGGCCGCGTTCGCCAATGATGAAGACCTTCACCAGGTCACCGCTGATGGTGCGGGTGTATCTCGCAAGATTGGCAAGATGTGTAACTTCCTCGTCGTGTTCGGGGGAGGCCCGCCCGCTCTGGCTACTCAGGCTGGTATCAGTCTTGAGAAGGCATCCGAGATTATCGAGTCGTTCAAGAAGACGTTCCCCGGCGTCGCCAAGTTTATGGAGGACAAGACTAAGGAGGCCCGTCGACAGGGCTTCATCACGACGCCTTCGGGTCGTCGTCTCATGGTCGATCGTCGCTCTGCCTTCCGTGGCACGAACTACTTCGTTCAGTCTGGATCTCGCGACATTACGTGCCGTGCGATTCTCCGTCTCGCTGCGGCCGGGCTCAAGGAGCGGATGTTGCTCCCGATCCACGACGAAATCCTCTTCACGTTGCCGAAGGGTAAGTCCCTATTCGGGGCCAACCTCACGGCCAAGATGATGCAGGAAGAGGTGCGGGGTCTGATGATCCCGACTGACCCTGAAATCGCTAGGGAGTCTTGGGGCTCCATTTATGAACTTGAGGAAGCGAGCAAGCACTAATGAACATCACTATCTACACCAGTCCTACTTGCCAGCCTTGCCGACAGCTCAAGCCTGCTCTGTTCAAGGCGGCCGTCGACCGGGACTGGACTGTCGAGGAGTGGAACATCCGGGAGAAGGGCATCCCCGACGGGGTCTCTGCTGTGCCGACCGTGCGCGTCCACCAGGACGACGGCTCGTTCAAGCAGTTCGTTGGAACCGGCGAGATCAAAGACGCACTGATGATATGAGCGTTCGTCCAGACGTCGACACCTACTGGCTCGACGTAGTAGAGGGCATCTCTGCCCGAGGAGAGTGTCTGCGCTCGAAGGTGGGCGCTCTCCTGGTCAACAAGCTGGGACGCCTTCGAGGCTCCGGTGTGAACGGTGTGGCTCCGGGCGAGGCTTCGTGCCTCGACGGGGCCTGCCCTCGGGGACTCCTCTCCTATGAGGAACAGCCTCCGGGAGGTAGCTACGGGAACTGCATCTCAGTCCATGCCGAGAACAACCTTCTGATCAACAGTACGGAGAACGACCTGATCGGTGGGACTGTCTACCTGACTCGTGCACCTTGCAACGGGTGTGGTCGACTCCTTCGCATCGCGCGTGTGGCGCGTGTGGTCTGGAGAGAGAACGGAAAGAAGGCAGAGATCAGCCTGTGAGCTGGTTCACATCTCATTAGGAGTTGTCTTCTGAGTCTGAAGGGGATAGGTTTCTCTCATGGCCGAGACCGCAGCTAAGAAGACAGCCGCTAAGAAGACCACTGCCAGCAAGACCACCGACCCCAAGCCGGAAGAGAGCAACCGAGTGTCCCCGATCAAGCGTTCCACCCGTACGGTTCTGTCCCTTGAGGTCGATGGAGTCCAGTACGAGGGCGACGTTGAAGTCACTTCCGAGCAGCTCGAAGAACTCGACAAGATCGCCGCTGACTGGGACGAGGCGCAGACCGCCTACCAGAAGCTCACTCAGGAACTTGTCGAGAAGCTGGAGGAGCTTGGTATCGAGCCCGAGAAGCCGACCAAGGCGAAGACGTCTGACGCCAAGAAGATCCGTCGCTGGGCGAACCGGGTCGGTATCGAGGTCAACGCCCAGGGGATGATCCCGGGGGAGATCCGGGACAAGTACGAGGCCGCCAAGAGCAAGGGTGAGCTGAACGAGGACGAGAAGTGAGTGACATCAGGACGAAGGCTGAACAGCTCCGAGCCAAGGTCTACGAGCTTCAGGACGCTGACGGCCTCACCGTGGAGGAAGACGGAGAGCTGATCATCGCTGTAGTTGACTGGCTCCTCGATCCCGACAGTGACCTCGAATCGCTCCTCAGGAATCAGGACCTGGTGAAGTAGGACCCAAACGCTAGAGGCCCCAGGGGATCTCCCTGGGGCCTCTTGGCGTGCACTCTGGTTCAGTAGCCGTCCCAGCCTTCTGGAGAGTCGACCAGGCCACTCCGCCATGTCATCCGGCAGAGGTACAACCAGGCTTCCACCTCTTCCTTGGTCTTCCACTCCAACGGCAGGAACACTCCGCCGTCGTGCAGGGAGCACCAGGAGTCCAATTCGCGGTCCCAGATCCCCCAGTGAAGCTCACCGGAGAGTGCGGCTGGTAGGTAGCGCGGTCCCACCCGTGGGAGGGCACTGGAGGCTGTCTCAGGGGGGTTGTGGGTCATTCCCATGCCCGCCCCATGAGGGTCTCGTAGATGTCCATCTGGTCCGCCACAGCGGCGTGCAGCTCGATCCACGTGGCGGCAACTACGGTCTGAACCAGCATCTCTGAGAACTGCTTGCTCAGTGCGCCCTCGGCCGCCCTCTGCAAGGGGTGCACCAGCCAAGGAGCGCAGGCGTACCAGCGACCGAACGAGTTCTCACGGCGAGGATCTGGCACTGAACAGAACGAACCCCACCCGGGAGGCAGTGGCGTTGTGACATCGACAGATGCTTGCCTCTGGCCTTGGGTGGGGCGAGAGTCAAGCGACATTCCCAACCCCGAAGGGTTGTCCGCTTGGGTCATTTTTCGATTGTCCTAACTGGGTGTCATGCCCGGCCCTGTTACCGGGCACTTGACCCAGGTTAGCTGTGATCTGTCGTCACGTCAGTATCTTCGTCAACCACAACGGTGTACGTCGTCCGCCCAACGGTGACGCTGTTGGCACCCGCCATGACGTCTTGCGCAGCCTTGTCGAACTCTGCCCGCCGCTCCTGCGCGTCGATCGCCGCACGGTGCCACAGGGCCTCTTTGCGGCCCAACTTGTCTAGAAGTTCCGCCCTGGTGGCGAAGGTGCGTGCCTTGGCTTCCCCATCGATACCTGTCATGGCGACAGGGTACGCACGCCCACGGGCCTCCGGAACATCCGGGGGCCCCTTTCGTTTCCCCCTCTAGTTGACATTCGGAGATAGTATGGAACTCAAAGGTGTGCGCGTTTACAAGGTCATGGAGAACGGAGAGAAGGTTCTGATCCGTGTCTCTCAGTGACACCAATACAACAAAGCCCCCACCCGGCCTCTGTGGCTAGGTGGGGGCTTTTTGTCGTTCTAGATCTTCTGTTCCTGGAAGTAGTCCCGCCTGACGATCAGTCGTTCCTTGACGTCCTCGGGGATGAGTAGGTCTCCGTACCCGTCCTCCTGGATCACGAAGGTGATACCGGCCCGCCTGAGGTCTTCCTCCATCTTGACTCGGCCCTCGGTTTCCCAGTGGGCTCGGTAGGTCATTCCCTTGCTCTCATAGATCCAACGGTCTTCAACAGAGTCAGGGTCAATCTGCTCCAGCTCATTGTTGATGGAAGTCAGGGTCTCCATGGCTTGCCTCTCGATGAAGCCACCGACCTTGAACCTTCCGCCCGGCTCCAGCTCCTTCATGTAGTGACTGATCGACGCTTCGAGTTCGAGCTTTCGAGCCAGGTTCTCACTTCCCTTGGCGTACTCGCGATGAACAACTTCGTAGTCTCCGATGTCCTCAAGGATGGTGTCCTTGACCAGAGAGAAGACCTTGTCCGGCTCATGGAATGCAGCCATACCGCAGGCGTTACCACCGACGAACGAAGCGCAGCGAAGTCGGGGTTCAGTCTTCTTGGTTCCGTCCCTGAGAGTCCAAGTCTTCTGAGAGAGGTACCAGTTCGAGCCGCATCGTCCGCACTTCATGATGTCGAGATAAGGGGTCGCATTCTTGCCTTGGGTCTTGATTCCCTTATTCGCCCTATCGGTAAGTACCTTCTGAAGGTTGGCGAACTCTTCCGGAGTGAAGATCCCCTCGGCGATCTTGATCGGTGTTCCGTCTGTGTCGTAGGAGATGAGAGACGGCTTCCCCTGCTTGAGCCCCTTCGGACGATAGACCCGGTATCCCATCAGTGCCGGATTGATCAGGATGACCTTGAGGTTCCCTGAACTCCAGGCCCCCTTGTTCGGGGGAAGAATGCCTGCCCTCGTAAGGATCTTGCAGGCCCGGTACAGAGAGATGGGGTTCTTGTACCTGGTCACTGCTCGGTAGACCCACCTGAGGACACGAGCCTGAGTGGGCTCGATGACGAGGATTCGGTGCCCCTCGGCGTCCTTCTCGGTGGTGTAGCCGTAGACCGGCTTGCCGATGACCCATCGCCTTGAAGACCTGGCGAACTGCCACAGGGACTCGACTCGGACACCCGTGTTGGCTGCCTCGATACGAGCCATACCGGCAATGATCGTGACCATGAACTGACCGAATTCAGTGCTCAGGTCAATCGGATCGTGCTTGGCAGCGAGGGTCTTTTCGTATTCCTTACACCAGCCGATCATCAGGTGAAGGTCAGAGATCCGGCGAACGAATCGGTCGAGCTTCCAGAAGAGGATCTCGTCAAACTCGGGGGACCGGTTCTTAATCCAGTCGCCCAGCTCCTTTCGCTTCCATGGCGGCACCTTGGTTGCCGACACGCCAAGGTCTCGGGCCACACCGACCGGCCGAGAGTTGCGCTCGACGGCCATCCGGTACAGGTCGAGTTCCTGGCGTACCGGAGAGGTTGTCTCCTCGGTCAGGACCGACAGGCGCAGGGACAGCAGAGCCCTGGTCGCGTTCGCGGGAAGCAATGCCGCCCGGCGCTTCAGGTCCCTCAGTTCAAGGATCTCGGCTTCGCCCCATCCGAGGGCATCGAGGGTGTCTTCGTTCCAGGGGTCGACGAGCCCTGGCACGTCGGTGGTGGTGGTCATGCAGCCAAGATACCTCGGCTCGGCTTACTTGGGCTAGTTGTGGGTCTACAACTACATCAATTACCAAGCGGAGCAGAGGTACAAGAAGGAGCAGGAACAGGCCGGTGACCAGGCATGATGCCAAATGTCGACACGGCGGCCCTAGCTGAAATGATCTTTGCCCTGCCCCCTGAGCAGCGCACCAGAGTGACCGAAGAGCTGGGCATGAAGGACGGCCCGGCACGCCCCAGGACCACCCGGAGCAAGCCTGCCGAGGAACCTGAGGGCACCACCTACCGGGTCCGGCGTGTACCTCTCAGGTAGGTCTAGCTTGCCCCTCCACCGTGGGGATACAGAGCGACCCAAGCCGTCCCGTGACTCCCATGCCATCGCCTCCCACGGCAGACGCTATGCAGCCCCTCTGTGCACATCTCCACTCTCAGCACGTGCACCGAGTGCTTCAAGAAGCACCCCCGGAAGTCCGGGCCCATGTAGGACAACGTGCGCCGCAAGGAGCGGTTCAAGGCCCGTGCGCACTCTTCCACCGATGGGTACTCGCCCCAGGCTTGTCCGTGCCCCAGGGCTCCCCACGACATCCCTACGCCCATATCTCAAGGGTCCCACCATGCCGCCCGAGCCGACACCTGAAACCGAGTTCAGGAAACTGAGGACGTTCCTGGTCAGGATGCCGATAAGACTTTGGCAACAGTGTTTTCATATAGTGAAAATCTGAGCATTGGATGCATATGCCTGTGGCACCATGGTTGAACCGTTGACCAACGACAACAGCGCCGTACCACAGCCCCACCCCCACAAGGACCACCAGTGCGTAGACCCCCCACACCGGTGCTCATTTCGGCAGGCGTCTTCGGATGCCTGCTCCTGGTCTCGATGGGAGCGATCGAACTCAGCGCCGGAACCCGGCTGACTAAGGACGACGCTTCTCACGAGTCTTCCAAGCCCGGAATGACCCCCTACCCCAACCCAGATGTTCCAGGGACCTTCCAAGGCCCCAACAACATCAGACCGTACGGCGGCTGGGTAGCCCCACAGGTTCCGATGGTCCCCCTGAGTCCCTCACTGTGGCCCAAGCCGGAACAGGACAAGGGCAAGGACGAGGACGACGATGGCGGCCTCTTCAGTGGCATCGCCGACGCCGTCTCAGACTTCCTGACAGACGACGACGAGACCCCCAAGCCGTCGCCGTCTGAGACTCCGAAGTCCCAGCTCCGAGAAGGACTGGAAGAGATAGTCCCCGGCCTCGAACAGGTCCCTAACTGGGTGCTCCCGATCGTGGCCAGGGCCGAGGAGCGCAAGACCCCCGGCACGGTCGTCAAGGTTCACATGGACGCACAGGGACGAGCCGTCATATCCGGCACGGTCTTGGCTCAGCCCGGACCCAAGGCGGACAGCGAACTTACCCTTGTCGCCTACGAGGAGCCGATCTTGGTCAACGTCACAGCAGTGGTCGAGGACCCGACCAATGCAACACCCGAGGAACCGGCCAAGGTCGAGGTCACCGTGACCAACCCTGAGACCCACGAGTCGGTCACCGAGACGGCAGTGATCACCGAGCCTGAGAAGGCCGCCGAGGTCACCGAGGAACTGACCGAACAGACAGTGGAGTCAGCCCAGGCCGCCGACGTTCTCACCGAGGCAGCTCCCCGGGATGTCCCCCAGGAGGAGCCGACGCCGGAAGCGACGAGCGAGGAGCCCACCCCGGAGCCTGGCCCAGAAGCGACCTAGGAACTTACTTAGTTAGTTTGAAACTTGGCTCGCCAGGTACTAGAGTCATAGACAGCTCGAAGGGCCCCAACCGGGGTCCTTCGTCTGTCGTATCTAGTGTGGGGGTCCCTTTGGCTACTGAAATCGTCTACGCAACTGACTGGCTCGTCTGGTACCAGTTCATTGACACGAACGTCGGTGTCACTTCTCCTGCCATCGCGAGGAACGAGGCGGGACACAAGGGCCGTGTGGAACTGAGTGTCGGCAAGCCGACCGGTGTGGACTTCCAGACCGTGAAGCACCCGGTACACAACGGGGTTCGTTTCGACTCCTTCGACAGTGCTCAGAAGTACGCGTTCGACAACGGCCTCTTGAGGGTCAAGGAGAAGAACGTAACTGCCGAGTCCATCGCTCGCACTCACACTCGTGAAGGCATCGAGCGCATCACCGAGGAGATGACTGGGGAAAGCGCAGCCACCCGAGGAGTCATCCGGGCTCTCCTCTCCGACAGGGAGATGGGTAGTGAGTGGTGGGAGGCCATGACCTACACTTCGCTCGAAGCGTTCATCGAGTCGGCTACCTCAAAGCTCGGAGATGCAACCGAGATCGAGGGGGCGCACCTTCGTGATGCCGACTGGCCTTCCATCTACGAAGAGTTCAAGGGGATGAAGTAGTGGCCCGCGAGAGTCTTGAACGCCGAACGGTGACGAAGTTCAAGAAGACGTATGGAACCTGGGTCTACGTTTTTCAGCATGAGATGACGGAGTTCGATGGGGATGTGTGGGTCAACATCGCCGTCAGGAGGAAGCCGATAGGGTCCCCTTACGGCTACGTGGGTCGAGTAGTTCATCAGTTCCAGTTCGAATCTCTTAAAGACGAGGTGAAGTAGTGGCCTTCGAGCCCACTAAGGATCGACCGGTTCTTTCGCGTAAGGCGTGGCACGGGATCGCAGGAGACATACTCGATCTGGTCACCCCGCACACCGAGGCGGACCCGGCCGGAATCCTGGCAACCACTCTCGCTACGTACTCGTGCATGATCGGTACCGGTCGCAGGGTCACTGGTCCCATCACTCAGCCGGTCAACGTCTGGTTCATCCTCATGGGAGAGACCGGCATCGGCCGCAAGGGAACCGCCGACAACGTGACTGCCTCGTTCATGGCAGGCGTTGACGAGTACTTCTGGGCCAACTGCCGCACTCCTTCCCTCTCTACGGGGGAGGGCCTCACCTACTCGGTTCGTGACGTCAAGCTCAGCGACAACATGGGTGTTGGCGAGAACCTTGAAATGGTAGATGGACTGCCCGAAGTCGAGTCGATCAAGCAGATGCTTGTGACGTCTACCGAGTTCGCGGCCGTCATGTCCAAGTCTCAGGGTGGAACCCTCGGCCCCGTACTGCGGGACGCCTGGGACGGCAAGGACTTGGCGATCCACACCAAGGACGCGTACCACTCGACCAACCCTCACATCACTGTCCTCGGACATGTGACTCCTACCGAGTTTGGTGCCAAGCTCAAGTCTCACGACATGGCAGGCGGTACGTACAACCGCTTCCTTCCGATGTTCGTTGAGATGCCTCACGAGCTTCCCTGGCCTGAGCGCCCCTCTGACTACGATGAGCGTCTGAGTGAGATCACTGACCGACTTCGCATGGCTCTTCCGTTCGCCCAGGAAGAGGGAGTAGTGACGTTCACCGAGGATGCCAAGCAGTTCTACATCTCCGAAATCTACCCCGAGTACAATGACACTCAAGGTGACTCCGAGACGATGAAGCAGTTCACTACACGTCGCCTTCCCTACGTGATGCGAATCGCGGCCGTATATGCCTTGATGAATGAGAGGCAGCACATCTACAAGGAAGACCTCGAAGCGGCCAAGGCCATCGTCGACTACTCGATTGAATCCGCTCGGTACATTGAAAAGAACATCACTACCATCTCTTCTACTCCGAAGAGTAAGATCACTCTCGAAGAGGATGCTGAACTCCTCACCAAGGCATTGGAGCAGGCAGGAGAAGACGGACTCACGCGAACGCACCTGACAACCAAGGTGTTCAGCTATCGTAGGCACAGGCATGAAGTAGACGCTCTGATTACGAAGGTCGGAGCCAAGGTGCGAAAGATTCCGAGTGCTGGGGGGCGTCCCGTCGAGAGGGTCTACCTTCCGGAACTCGCCATCAAGGGGGCGTAGTGAGCGACGAAGAGCAGGTCGGAAGTCCGGAAGAGCAGGTCAGGGAACTGTTCGACCAGTTGCAGTCTCAGGGGGAGCGCACCAAGAAAGCAGCCCTCCGCAAGGAGTCTCCCTCGGTGGTCCTGGCAATGCAGGCCATGAAGGTCGAGGGTGACGCCAGGGAGGAGCTTCGAGAGGTTGTCTTCTCGGAGGAGGTCTCTAACGAGGACTGGGCGGCCTGGGCTCTCTCGCACCTCTCGGCCTACAGCGAAGCAATCACCCTGGCAGAAGCCAACCTGACGGTCACCCGTCACAACATCAAGACTCTGTTCCGCATGGAAGGCTTCTGATATGGGCAAGCGTGGACGCAGGAAGGCCCGCGAGGGCGGCGAGCAGCAGGAGCCGAAGGGTAAGGCCAGGCTCGGTCAGATCGGCCCCTTCATGGTCTGCCGTGAGTGCAAGAATCCTCTGACTCTCTTCTCTATCGTCGATCGGACAAACGAGTTCGATGAAGAGAAGATCGTCTACATCCACTCCCTTGAGTACATCACTCCAGACGGACAGGTACTTTCTTCCGCCGAATACGACTACGGCCATGAAGCGGTACCGGTAGAGGGAGACCCAGTCAGCGCGGAAACAACCTGCGACTTCTGCCACTCTCCGGAATCGAAGTGGGTATTCATCCCTCGGAAGCCGATTCGGATGGTGGACCCGGTGAATCCCGGAGTGGACCTTGATTACTCCTCCCCGTGGAACTGCTGTGACGCCTGCAAGCAGACAGTGAAGAGTAAGAGCCTGGCCAAGATGCTGGATATGGCCATGGCTTCTGAGTACAGCGTTAACAAGGATCTTCCAGCAGTGATCAGGCGAGCCGTTCGGAGCCAACTCCGAGAGCTGTACGTCAAGTACCTGGCCTCCAACCCGGTCGGCCCTTACGAACTGAAGATCCCTCCGAAGCCGAAGACCATCGGAAGTCCTGGTTCTCGAAGGGGCGTGTAGGTGTCCGTCTTCTATATCTACGTTCCGGACGGGGGTGGGTACTCTATGGACGACATGGAGTACTCGCCCAACGCCGAGAGTGTAAAGAGGGAACTGGCCTCTCGGGTCCGTACCGGCAAAGGTAGGACCCGCCTTGTTCGCGAGATGGACGAGATCAGCTACAAGGCCGCCTTCGCGGCGTCCTCAGAGGATGAGTGGCCCGAGGCTACCGATGACGCTCAGATGGTCATCTGGAGAGTCAGGGGTAATGAGGTGCCCTCGGGGAAACCCACCGAGGTTTGGTGGTTCAGTGGGAACGTCGATCGCCCGGTAATCCGGGAGGTTTCTGAGAGGCTCATACCAAAGCAGAAGGGTCGAGTCCCTGACGATGTTCTTGCTCGAAGGCTTGCCATGGGGTGGGACGAGGAGAGGGCGACGACTACTCCCCTCGCTGCCAGAGCAGGATCTATACGGGCACCAGACCACCCCGGATTCGGAATGATGAACGTCGACGGGGAAGAGCGAAAGGTCACGATGGGCCTTGAACTCTTCACGGCCTTCGGAATGAGTAAGACGATTGCCGAATGGAGCAGCCTTACCAGGGTCAGCGAAGGGGCTCTGAGGCTCGGAGCCAGAAAACACGGCATGGAAGAGTACCTCCGTAAGAAGCACTGGTATCCAGGGGGAAGAGCATGAATCAGTTCCAGGCTCACATCACGGTGACCACTCAGGACATATACGAAACGCGTCCGGACATCGATAAAGCCGTCATTGCTCACATCGAAGAGTGGCGAGACTCGGTCGACATCGGAACCGCTGTAACTCTGGACAAGATGATGAACTGCAATCCGGAGTGCGGTTGCCCGGCCGACAGCACTCTCATCAAGTGCAAGGGTCCTCGTAAGGGATTGGCCGTAGAGATCGTGTTGGATCACATCTTCTCCCGGCAGTCGGTTTCCGGAGTCAGGGGAAACAATGAGAAGACGCCGTTCCTGATCGAACGAACTGCCTAACAAAGAAAAGGCCCCCGTCCTCCTGGAGATCATCCGGGAAGGCGGGGGCTTTCTTGTGCTTCAGTTACTTACTGGTTTGCCAGGACGGGTCCTCTGGGCACTCCTCGTGCACAACTTGTTCGGGGATGGCTTTCCCAGGCGTAAATGTGTTCGTGAAGTCTTCGAGGCATGCCCGGCAGGTATACCGAACCTCGATGTCCTGGATATCTCCTGTGAATTCCATGGTCGGCAGTGTACTCGTTACGGGAGCGTCAGGTTGTACTTACTGAACACCTCGTTGAGGGACTGGTAGTAGGTAGCGCCACCAGTCTTGCAGTTGCCATAACCACCAGACAGGAGACCGAGTGCCATACCTCCCGAGAAGAGAGGACCACCACTGTCCCCAGGTTCAGCACAGACATCAGTCTGAATGAGCCCGTCAACGGAGATACCGTTGCCGTAGTTCACCGTGGCATTGAGACCAGTGATGCGGCCTCGCTGAACACCGGTCGTTGAACCGCTTCGCTCGACCTGCATTCCTTCAGTGGGAGTGCCGACCGTGAAGACCTTGTTGACCCCCTCGTACAGGTTCACTGCACTTTCAGGGGTAGTGGAATCCTCGTACTTGATGAGTGCATAGTCATCGACAGGGAAGACACTCTCGACCATGGTTCCGACCGTGAGTCCCTTCTTATCGCTCCAGAGGCTTCCGGTCTTACCGCAGTGGCCTGCCGTCAGGAGGAACGGGTTACCGGCCATGAGGACGTTGAGTCCGGCCGAACATCGCTCCGAGGCGTAGATAGCGTCACCACCAACGGCGTACGGCTGAATGACAGTCTTGGACTGCTCTAGCTCGACGTTGTCCCCCAGCTCGTCTACGACGTCCTTGAGCTGATCGAGGTCATCACCCTTGACTGTCTTGTCGGCCGTGACGACGAGCTTGTCTGTCTCAGGGTCCACAGACCACGACGTACCGGGGATGGCTGCCTCTTGCTTCAGCACCTTGCGAGCGTCCTTCACGGACGCGTCAGGGGCCTCGGAGGGGATGGACTGGGCTACGAGCCCGGAGGCCGCCAGCACAACGCCAGCGGCCCCCACAGCAAGCTTCCTCACTTAGTCTCCTCGGCGTCCTCGGACAGGTAGTTGTTCGGCGTCCCGTACTCGGCCTGGGGGAAGAGGTCGGAGAGCTTGAGATAGCCCGCAGGAACCCTCTTCAGGGCCTCAGCCGTAGCCTTCAGGCTCGACCGACGAACGAAGCCACCGGCAACCAGGGTCAGGGCGGCCGACACGATGCCGAGAACTCGTTCCTGGTCGAAGTGGAGACCGAACGAAGCGACAAGGGGAACAAGAGAAGCAGCGACAGCGTAGACGAGAGTGGGGTTCTTCTTGACCCAGTTAAGAACAGACATGATGATCTCCTTTTTAGTAAGGGCCGTTCACGTTGTCGATAGACCCGTAGTTGTGAGCGGCGTAGTTACAAGCGGCGGCGATGTTCGCTACCGGGTCGAACACATCCCAGGAAGTTCCCGAGACGTGATAAGCCTTGAACGTCGGGGCGATGGTCTGGAGAAGACCGCAACTAGGCGTTCCCCTCTGAGCGTTGATGTCAGTGGTGTTACAGATCCGAGGATTGCCACCAGACTCCCGGATGATGTTCCGGTGGATACCTTCGTAGGTACCGGGAATCCCGTGAGCCTTCATGACGACGAGAGCTTCACGAATCCACCCATCGAGGTTGTTCGAGTAGGTGAGAGAAGCCCTTCCGGTAGAGGCACTCATCCTCGTAGCCCGAACTGCCTTCACTCGGGGCTGAATGTTCTTGCCGGTGATCAGTCGATCCCAGGTCTCCTTACCGGGGATACCGTCGGCAGAGGTGCCAGACCATCCCTGAGAACGCTGGAAAGCCTGAACGGCCTGCCGGTCAGACTCAGACCACTTGGGCCCGGCCCCGACCTTGTAGAAGTCCTTGTAGCCGTGCTTGATCAGTGCGGTACCGAGCTGAGTGACATACTTGTTGCTCTTGCCGGGACCGAAGTACTTAGCCCCAGGGAAAGCAGTGAACTTGGGGGTGGTCTTGGTCGGCTTCGGCTTCGGCTTTACAGTCGGCTTGGGTGTGACCTTAGGAGTGGGAGTAGTGGTCACCTTCGGAGTAGAAGGGACAGCGGCCGGAAGAGTGACCTTGTCCCCGGCCTGGACCTTGTCGGGGTCCTTGATCCCAGTGTTCAGACTGAGAAGGGTGGCGAGAGTGATTCCAGCCGCAACAGCAATCGCGCTGAGAGTCTGGCCAGCCTTGACGGTTACAACCCGAGTCTTAGCCGGGGCAGTAGCCTTCGGAGTCAGGTCGGCAACAGTGGCGACTTCCTTGTACTTGTAGCCGAACTTACTGGCATCAGGATCAGCAGAGAGGGACCCACCAGAGTAGTCCGGATACCCGTAGCCGTAGACGTTTGTATCTCGACGTACCCGAGTCTTACGCCAGACTCCATCTCCTTCTGCCCCACCCGAGACGTTGGTATTTCCTTCCACGGTGTAGACGTAGCTCCGGTCGTATCCGACTACGAGACCGACGTGAGTTCCGCCTCCGGGACCGAAGAGAATTTGTGCTCCCAGAGCGGGATAGGCAGACCATCGCTTGCGAGCCTTGAACCACGCCACCGTAGCCAGGCAAGAGGCAGTTCGAGGACCTAGAGCCTTCAGGCCGGTCTTGTCGAGAAGCCACGACTGAAATGCAGCACACCAGGGATAGCCGTAGCCGTCCTCGCCGTAACCCGGAATGCGTCCGAACCACTGGTTGTACTTGGAGTTATTGACCCAGTGGCCATTGGAGTACTTCTCCTTGATGCCCACCTGAGACACCGCTAGTGCTATGAGTTCCTTGACACCGTTAGTCATACATATTCCTTTCTCGAACACACCAAAGGGGCCCTGGGCAGGCAGGACCCCTTACTTAGTTAGTTAGATACTTGGGAGGACTTACTCGGGCGGCTCAAGATCGTGCTTACGGATGAACAGCTCCAGATCGAACACGCGGGTTCTCAGTCCATGGACTTCCCGAACCAGTAGGTCATTGCTCTCCATGAGTGCGTTCACCTTGTGCTCAAGGCGGTCGTTCCACTCAAGTACCTCTGATCTCTCCTTTGTGGACTCATCCTTTACGGACTTGTATAGAGCCCCAAGGCCGGTAATTACTGCACCGGCTCCTCCTCCCAAAAAAACTTCAATCCAGTTCATAGATCTCCTTAGTAGGTCATGAATGCCTCTTCGGTGTCCGCTTGTCGAACCACCTCGTAATCGCCTCCGGCGTACCAGAACCAGCCAGACTCGCTGGCATCCGGAATCTGCTCCTCGGGCAAGCCAGCGCAATAGTGCATATTGGAGATCTTGTAGGCACCGTCCCATGTGCTGTCTGAGGTCTGAGTGCAGTCATCAGGATTACGATGCTGTAGCTCAATCGTGTAGATCGAGCTGCTGTCCCCAGTCTCATCGGCATCCCATCCGTACGGGAGGCCGTGAATCCATCGCCACTTACCTCCGCCCATTCCAGACTTCGTGCCGACGACACTGTAGTTGCCGGTAAGTCGGACAGCGCTAGAGGCCCCGATACATTCCTTCGCAAAGGTGTCGTGCGGGTGCCGGAATGCTGCAATGCGAATCTCGACTTCACTGCGTGCGGGGATGATCCGGTCGGCTGTGAACTTGGCTTCAACTCGATCGAAGCTCACTCCAGTCACGTTGGCGATGCCACATGATGTCCACACGTTCCCTGCCTGTCGAGGACGAGAAGTCGTCTCCCATTCCATGCACGGGTACGTATCAAATGCCGAACCAAGGACGGGACGTCTTTCGACGGCACTTAGCCGGTCCTGCATTCGCCTCAGCTCGGACACGAGATCCGGCTTCGTTTGTCCGGGCCTAGGCATCTGCTGTATCCACATCCTTGAAAAGCTCAGCCTGGATCATATCCAGGGATATCCGATCACTGCCGTCCGACGAAACGTCGACAGTTACCTTGGTGACTACGTACTCGGCCTGGTCCAGCTCTAGGAACTCGTCATTGGTGGTTACCTTGATCTGATCCCCCGGCTTGAACTGCTTAGGGCTGAATGCATTCGGGTACGTGACTGCTGTGGGCATGATGATCGGAATCGACGCAGCGGTCAGTTCCGACTTGGCCCTCATAGGGAGGGTTGACTGTTCCTTCTCGCCTGATACGGATGTGACCTTCTCCAAGTAGGGGAGCGACCAGGAGAGGGCGATGTTACGAGCTTCGTAGTGGCGGGTCTGTGACACGTCCGTGCCGGACGCTCCCACTACAAACGACAGGTTCGCCATCGAGTTTCCGTCGACACTCAGCTCGGTGAATTCGCAGTTCTCTGACTGTACGAGAGTGACTCCGTTGTATGTCGGCTTACGGTCAAGCGTGTTCCACATCCGGTTGCCGATGTGCGTAGAGTTGACGAAGTACGGCTCAAAGTAGAAGAAGAATCCCCCTCCGAAGCCCCAGATTAGATCCCAGGCGCGGGCTGGAAGTACTTCATCAGCCATATCGACAATCACATCTGCGATCGAAACATACTCGTAAGGAGCCCAGTACTTATTTCGTCTCGCATCGACCTGCTGAAGACCGGAGAGGTTTGTTTGGATTCCATTGCGTGAGTTGATGTCAAGGAGGAACGACTTGATGATGTCGACGGTTTCCGTCTGGCGGAATCGCTTGCCTGCGGTGGGCGTATGACGGTACTTGTAGTAGGAGAAGTACCCGCCCGCATCCATCGTGATGAACCCGTTCGACAGGTCAACCTTGTACTGCCAGACCAACCCGCCCCATACCAGTTCGCTTCCTCGTTGGATAGCAACAGCAGTCCGGACAGGAAAGATGTCAGCAGGCTTGATCTGGTTGCCGTTTACCTTGGTGGCAGTCAGAGGGAAAGAGATAGTTGCGGAACCATCGGCATCCAACTCATAGTCGTACTGTATGTCCGAGGTTGGGATCTCGGCATAGATCTCTTGAGTTCTGATGTCATACAGAAGCACCTTGTATGTACTTGCAGCCACACTTCTCCTCTCGCTAGGGAAGGAGGGGCCACCTTGGCGGCCCCTCTCTTCTAATCATGACAGCAAGGTCATCCGAATGTCAACCCACTTACTTGAGACCAGCCCAGCGGACCGCAATGTTCGGCGTCTGAGACCCCAGAGTGATGGACGCCGGAAGCGCAGTGTTGCCCGCTGCCGTCTGGAGAGACCGGCTGGAGCCGGTAGCCAAGTTGATGTTGGTCACGCCAGTGTTTCCACCAGCACCGGAGACGTTCACCGCCGTGCCCGTGCCATTGGCTAGGAAGGCGACGTAGTAGTACCCAACCGAAAGGGTCTGGGGCGTGATAGCCGCCGTCTTGGCACCGGTCGTCCCCATGGCGGAGGTCTGATCAGCAGAGCTGGCCAGCAGGGTGCCACTGGAGTTGTACAGGCCAACGAAGCTCTGCCCAGCCGTCAGGCTCGTACCGGCGACGGCAACGTAGTACATCAGGTTAGAGATGACAGTCAGTCGGTTGACGACCTTGATCCTCGACAGGTACACGACTCCGCTGTTGAGGACGAACCCGGATCCCGAGATCACAGCCGGGTCAGCAGTCCAGGCCAGGAAGCCTTGGTCGACTTGGTGGAACTCGGACAGGTTGACGTCACTCACCGGGTAGCGGAGCAGTCCGGCAGGCATCGCATTGCCGGTGTTGAACGTGGTGATGTCACGAAGAACAGTGCTGCTACTGGTGGAGTACGTAACGGTGCCACTGTTGTTGTTCTCGATCCGAATACCCTCGAAGATGTTCGGTACATTCGAAGTGGTGTTGTTGTCCTCGATCACCTTGAGAGTTCCGTTGGACTCGACATTGCACCACTTAGCACTGAACGTGTTGCCGTAGGCGTTCGAACCACAGACAAACATCCTGTTGGTAGCGTCACCAGTGTCACCAGTGATGTAGTTGCACTCAAAGACGTTGGACTCGCCGCTAGCAACGTTGATGCCAGTCTGGAACTGTTCCATGTTGAGTCCCCAGAAGCGCTGGCTAGCACCACCACTGGCACCATCAATCAGAATGCCGGTGCATCCCGATCCGTTGGCCCCGATCTCAACCATGCTGAAGTTGTTCTGGTTCATGTTGTTCGATGGAGACGAGATGTGGATAGCCGTACCACCGGTACCGACGATCTCAATGAACATGCGAGTGAACGTGCAGTCTCCCGCGTTCTGAACAGTTCCCTGATTGCTCAGGCGCATCCCGTTCCTGGTTCCCTCGATCTCGATGTTCTCGAACGAAGAGCGCCAAGGCATCGACAGGTCCATTCCCCAACCAGTGTTGGTCGAAGTGAACCCACCATTGAGACGGAGGTTCCTGAACGAGGAGTGCCAGAAGCTGACCTCGTTACCGGCAAGAACAGCAGTGCTGTGAATACCGCTACCGGAACCAGATACGACGATACCGAGATCCTCGATGTTGGCCATGGCCCAGTTGGTCAGCTCGATACCGTTGACGTTGGCAGCCATATCGAGAGTGGTGGCCTGAGCCCCCACACCTCGAAGGGTGATCGTGTCGGCATTGTCCTCGTCGGCGTTGCCGGTAATGGTCAGCGTGGCGGCCACGTTGAAGATGCCGCCCGTGAGCTGAACGACGCCACCACCCGCAGCCTTGGCGGCGTTGATGGCGGCCTGGAGCTGGACGTCGTCCGCGACGCCGTCACAGAGGTAATCAGCAGCAGCCTTGTCCTTCGCGGAGGCCTGGAAAGAGGCCACGAGCAGAGCGCCGGGGAGAACTGCACTACCCGGATCTCCCTTATCGCCCTTGGGTCCAGTAGCCCCAGCAGGCCCCGTAGCACCCGTGGGACCTGCGGGCCCCTGAGAGCCCGTGTCTCCCTTCTGCCCCTGATCGATCTTCCAGGTGTTATCAGTCGCCTTCACGTACCGGAGGCCGGTAGTGAGATTGGTGTACTGAGTACCGGGAGAGAAAGCGTCCAGTCCCATTGCAACCACATTCGGGACCCCATAGTTCGCTGGACCACTCCGGGACACGATGAACTGCCCCGGAGTAGTGAAACGAACATCAGTCAGAACAGCATCCGACCCCGAACCTGTATAGGTGGCGAGGAGAAGCGACCGGACAGGAATCGCGGACCCAGTGGGAATGGCCTGCAACAGGAGTTCATTGGGGCCGTCGAAAAGGGCCGAGTCCTTGACCCGGAGAACGATGGTCCCCGAAGTGCCCGACGTCGCTACGTAGAGAGGGGACAGGTCCCGTTCTACGAAGTAGATGCCTCCGACCTGATCCTTAATCCAAGCAACACCGACAGCAGCTTCAAGCTTGCCGGGATTGTCGTTAGACACCTTGACCTTGAACGAGGCGGGGTCGTCAAACCCCTGGGCTAGATCAAGCTGCCTACCCACCATTCGGCGGAACTTGGCTCCAGGGTAAGTAGTGTCATCCTGAAAGTTGATGTACGAAGGCATTCGTTAGTCCTTTCCAACCACAGAGTTGGTGTCCTTAGGGTTGCTTCGGATCGTTTCCGACCAGTCCTCAATAGTGGACGAGCGGCAGTCGTTTCCGTATCGACGGGAGTAGTTAGTCGAAGAGGCAATAGAGATCCCTACCGTGTAACTACCGGACACGGAGTTGCCGACAACTACGACATCATTTACCGGGGAAACACCACTGGGCCCGGCCCCGTCAGGGTCGTAGCCCGAGACGCGGATTCCGTAGGTCGTGGCATCTCGCACGAAGTTGTCCATCACCATTGCGTAACTGCCACCACTGACCATGATCCCGTATGTAGAACACGTCTTGACGATGTTGCCTTGAAGCTTGGACATGTTGATCATTCGAGAGAGGAGGGCGTAGTTACCGGAAGAACTGATGATGTTGTCAGAGATGATGACGTTGCCGCCGTAGGCCGCCTGAATACCATTACCGCCAGTACTGGCAATAGAGTTGCCGGTTACAGTGGCACCCCACACATAGGAGAGTTGAATACCGCTACCGGTGTCACCAGTTCCGTCGGTACCGTTGATCGTGTTTCCGGTGATCGTCACATAGTTGATCCAACGCTCAGTTCCGTCGGTGTCTGTGTCTCCAGCGACTCGAATAGCAGGAGCGTAAGATCCTGTGCTTCGAATCGTGTTTCCGGTGATAGTGATCCCGTAGTTAGCCATACTCCGGTTGGTAACCGTTCCGGTGGAGTCCTGAGTATCGGCAGGAACACTTCCGTTGATGTTCTTGATTCGGATACCTGCACCACAGAAGTCGATCGTGTTGTTGGCGATCGTGACGTTGTCCCAGTTGTACGAGGCAATCGCCATCTGCTGGAGAGTGTAGAAGTAGTTCCCCTCGATGTTGATGTCCTTGTGGGTCTTTCCGTTTACCGTGGAGTGAGATCCGATTCCGCGAGGCCAGCCCGCACCGAAGTAGCAGTTCGTCACCGAAACGAAAACGCAAGGAGTGCTGTCGTAGACTCCGAAGCTACCGAACTGACCAGATCCCTTGGCAAGGTCGATCTGAATGGCCTCAGAGAAGTCACGGCCTCCGGTGTCGGTGAATCCCTCGAAGCGGCAGTTCTCGACAATGGCGGTGTGAGTCGAGTTGAACTCGATACCGTGATAACCAGGGATGTCCTTGAACTGTGCGTCCCGGATGCGAACATTCGTAGCGTGACCGATCGAAATGCAGTTTGCCGGGCTAGTCAGTCCGGTACCTCGCATATCCCAGACGCCACCCTCAATGATGATGTTTCCCTGGCCGTTGTAGCCGGAAGCATCAGCAATACCATTGACGATCATCGTCTTGATTACGTCTCCGCGAACGAACGTCGCACCATTGACGAGACGAAGGTGAGTGTTCTTGTAGATACGAAGAGGCAGGGTAGTGAGCTTGTAAGTCCCATAAGGAACCGTGACCATCCCACCCCCGGCATCCCGGACCGCATTGAGGGCGGCCTGAATGGCTGGAGCGTCGTCGGTGACGCCATCGCCCACGGCTCCGTAACTCTTGACGTCGATACCTGAGGCGGACTGACCAACGGCAGAGGCGGAGCCGGTAGCGTTCTTGAAGTAGAGCTTCCCGCCCTGGGCCCACATGACAGCACCAGCAGGGGTGCCAGTCGGGGCAACAGTGGCATTGGGGAAAGCTACGACACCTCCGCTACCTCCAGCGAGAGAACCACCAGTGCCAAGACGGAGATCCTTGACGATGGCTTCCACGTTGGTGGAAATACCACCGGCACCCGTAATGGTGGTGTACCCACCACCCGAGAAGCCGTTCCACTTAGCGGTGTCGGTCGAGAGGTTCTTATCGTTGGTCGTCACCCGAGGAATGACATCCGGCACGGCACCAACGTTGGCAGCAGTCAGTGTGACATTCGGGCCGAAGTTGCCATTGACCGAGTCGATAGAGCCCGCCCCAGCATCACTACGTACCCAGGTGCCGTTCTGATCCTTGATCCAGCGAACACCCGCCACAAGGTCCGTGTACTGGGAGCCAGGGGAGAACTGACCGAGTCCCATGGTGTCGGTCGGAGGACCGAATCGAGCAGGGCCGGAAGGGGAGACCACGAACTGTCCAGCGGTCGTATAGCGGCTGTCCTCATCGATCCGGATACCGGTGCCCGTGTCATGGAACTTGCAGATCATCAGGGAGCGAGCCGGAATCGGATCGGTAGTACGGATCACGTCGAGAGTCATGGCATTGGACGTGTCGCCAGCCTTCTTGTCGAGCACGACCAGGACCACGTAGCCGTCGACAATTCCGTGAGTCGGAACCGTAGAACTGGTGGTCTTCTCGACCCAGTAGGTACCACCGGCATTGTCCGACACGAGGGCCCGGCCTCGGGCAACCTCGACGGCCCAAGTGAGCCCAGCAGTGTTAGTCGGCTTGAAGGAGTCGATCCCATCAAATCCCGTTGCATTGTCCTGAGTTCGGCCAATCATCCGCCTGAACTGGTCAGCGGGGTAATACGCGTCGTCTTGGAAGTTGACGTAGCTATCCATTCATTCCTCCGTTACACATAAACACCTGGAACCCACGACACCACTGCGTGAGTCTCATACTCGACAACCGTCTCATTAGCTGACTCGATAGCCAGCTCGGTGAGACCGGGAGGGAGCTTGAAGTAAGAAGAGGCATCTCCCCACGAAGACTCCGGAATCAAAGAGACGTCTCCTGGTCGGCTAACCGTGATCCGCCAGTTGTCGCCAGTGGCATTAGGCGTGATGTTCAGAGTCGAGCCAGTAGCCAACTGGAGACTAGGGACACTCACAAACTGGTCAGTGGTGAGGTTCCTGAAAACGGGGCCGTCTAGGGGCCCCTCGATTGCGACAGTGAGAGGAACAGTGTCCTCACTACCATTGTGGCATTGAGCAGTGACATCCTCACCAGGCTCAGTCGCACGAATCCACAGGCCCTTGCTTGTGAAGTGGAAGGGGCATTCGGCTCCACCCTCGTGGTAATCCTTGCCTCGATAGATGTGGCGACGGACACCAAACCCGGCGAGAGGGTAGATGTGCGGGTCAGTGCAATCGATCTGAATATCAAAGGCCGCATTGAAGCGTCCATAGTTCAAGTCTGCGACACTCTCAAACTTCCTGGTCCTCCCCATGACCTTCGAGGGGGCCCCATCAGCAATACCCGGAATCGCGAAGTACAAAGGCACCTCGGTACGGGTAGACCGGAAGGCACGACGGAGAATGGCCACCTTGTTGGAAAGGTCATCCTCCGACGTACCGACACAGCGAATGGTGATGGTGATAGACCGTGAGCCGAGGTAATCTTCCCCGGCCCACAGTCCGTCCCTCTGAATCAGTTCGACATCATTGTTGCGAACTTCAGGGAGATCCAGGAGGCCCGAAACTTCCTGCACCATGTAAGGAAGGCCGCCAAGGCGGACTCCTTCACGGGTCAGGGTCCAGTTAGGGACCTCACTGGGTTCTGGCATTTACTTCCTCCTAAGTGCCCAAGCCACTTCACGTCCGATCTCGACCGGGTCAGCGTTGGTCTCGGCGTAAACCGTGACTCCGACGCCCCGACGAGATACGAGGTCAGTGGTAGTAGAGCTAGACGGTTCGTACCTTCCGGCAATGGCCAGACTGGAATTGAAGGCGTTGTTCGCCTGATCGATACCAGCCGAAAGCGTGCTGACATCCTGCTTCCACGGGTTATCCGCAGAGAGCGAGGAGAACGTTCCTGAACTCGGGCTGTCATATCCGATCGGCACAGAGAGTGCCTTGGGAAGTGACATCGAGCCCGTATTCAGGTTTACGTCCAGGTCAAGCGTCGCGGAGAACAGGTTCGCCGGGTTGAGACTCGAAAGGAGGTCACCCGCCTTGTCCTTCAAGGAATTGAACTTGCCGATGATCCAATCAACGGCATCACTTGCGGCAGACTTAATGCTGGACATCGCACCAGAGAACGCGCTCTTGATCGAGGACCAGGCCCCAGAGGCCGCAGACTTGATGCTGTTCCAACGCTCCTTGAAGTACGTAGCCACGGCGGAGCCAAGTCCCTTGATGTAGGTGATGGCACCACTGACGATCGTCTTGATTCCCGACCAGACAGTTAGGGCTCCCTGCTTTATCTTGCCCCAGTCACCTGTGATGACGCCGACAAAGATGGCGAAGATTCCCTTGAGGATTTCGACGACACCCTTGATCGTTGTCAGGATGAAGTTCCAGGCAGTAACAGCAACAGTGACCAGGAGATTCCAGGAGGAAACTATATGGTCAACGAAGACGTTGAAGAGACCAACGATGATTGCAAGGGCGGACTGAACGACTGCCCAGATCAAAGCCCAGACAATCTGAGCGGCAGTCCAGATGAGCATCCATTGAGTCTGTATCGCCGCGACGAGAAGCATGAACTCCATCTTTATGAAGTCGATCATGGCCTTGAAAATCCACTTGATCTGCTCCCAGCCCTTCAGGGTGGAAGAAAGCTTCGCGTCCATCTCGGCTGCCCACTGACCGATAGCATCCTTGGCCGCAGAAATAGCTCCGGGGAGCATGTTCCACCAGTCAACGAGCTTCCTTATCAGGTCGGCAATGTACTCGAAGGCACCAGCCCCTGAAGTCAGCTTGATGATGTAAGGCAGCAGAGGACCAATGATCTTCAGTACCTGAGTAACCGCGTCAGAGATACCCAGGATCGCATCAAGCGTTTCCGGACCAAGAGCCTCCCTGGCGAACTCCATGAACGCTATCGTGATGTCCCTGCACGTCTTAGCTACATCGGGACGAGCGAGGTACTTGAACAGACCGGCAATAGCGTCCGAGACCTCGGTGACCACATCAGGAGCGAACGCAGCGAACGCTTCGGTGAACTTCTGCATCGCAGGAATGATCTCCTGCATGCCCTTAGTCACAGAAGGCATGACGTCAGCGAACTGTCCCGCAGCCGAACCAGTGAACTCGGCCAGAGGCTCAGAGATCCCCTGCATAAAGTCACCAAGAGCCTTGAAGGCGTCCCGGAACTTGTCGCCAGACTTCATTGCGGTCTCGAAACCCTCACCAATGGCATCACCGAAGTCAGTGAGCATGTCGGAGAATCCGGAAACAGCCTGCTTCCATCCGTCTGACGCCAGTGCCTTATTGAAGCTCTCGGAAAGCTCATCAAACATACCGGCGACGCCGTCAGCGATCTGACCTGTTGACTTAGCACCAGTGGCCAGAGAAGACAGGAATCGAGATAGGCTCGGGAGTACTTCGCCCAGACCTCGCCCAATTTCCTTGATGACACCAGCGAACTTGTCACCGTTCTGAGCCAAAATATTGAACGAGTCCCCGATGGCCTTACCAATGTCCCCAAGCGCTCCGGAGAACGCCTTAGTGAACTTGGCGAACCCTTCCGAGTTCATTCCCTTGGTCAGGCCCGGAAGGAGTCCCTCTACGAAGTTCTGGATGCCAACCCTGAAGTCCTCAAGGTGCTTAGACGCAGCCTTGAAAGCTCCGCTGAAGTCATCCTCCATACCCCAAAGCCACTTGCGCAGCTTAGGAAGCTCCTTCTGGAACTCCTTAATCATGGGACGAGCAGCCTTCTTCATTACATCCTTGAAGGTCTGCGTGAGCTTGTTGAACTCCTTGTTGAGTTCCTTGCTCTTGGCCAGCATGAGAGCGGCACCGGCAATGAATGCGATAGGCAGTGCAGCCAGAGCCACAGCACCAAGAGCCGCACCAATCAGGACGGTAGCCAGCATCGCAATCACGAGGACCATGCCGAGAAGGGCAGCAGCAACCGCAAGGATTGCAGCCGTCAGACCGGCGAACATGGCGATAGCGACGCCCACGACTGCGACCAGGAGGGCCAGGATGATGCCAGCCTGAGCACCAGAGGCAACCATGGCTCCCAGGCCCTTAGTAGCCGAAGAGACCATCTGCTGTCCGAGTTCGGTTATCCCTTCCCCGGCACCACCGAAGAACGTAGTCGCCTTACCAACGGCGGTAACCAGACCACCGCTGATCAGTTGTGCAGTCTTACTGACGGCCCCACCGAGATTGGTGAAGATCCTTGAAAGGAGCCTCGTCTTCCGTCCGGTGGTCTCAAGGTCCTTAGAGAGCGCGGCGAAGAGCTTGCTCCTCCAGTCCCTCTTGAGCTTGATGTGAACGGTACGGTCCCGAGTGAGGTATTCCAGTTCGGCTTCAGCCTTACCGGCATTCTTCACCTCAGCCCTGTATTCAGCCGTGCGAGTCTTACCCAGGGCGATCAGCTCGGCCTGAGCCTTGAGAGCATTCTCAAGCCGGACATGCACTGAAGCGATCCGGTCATGGTCGAGGGTGGCGAACTGAACCATTGCCTTCTTGGTGTCAAGGACGGCCTTGAAGTACGCATTACGGTCACGAGCAAGATTCTCGATCGTTACCCTGGCTGCTGCATCCCTTACGACCGCATTGAGTTCCAACTTGTAGTCACGGCTGAGCATCTCAAGCTGAGCAGTAGCCAACCGACTGTTGATCGAGGCGATGAACTCGACTCGCTTATTGTTGATCCAGGCCCGAAGTTCCTCGGTCTCAGCCTTAGCGTGAAGAGTGTTGAGAGTGGGAATGATCTCAGCTCGGATATCCTCGAACTTTGCCTTGAAAGTCTCATACTCCATGAATGCACGGCTGTCATCCATTTCAGTCGAGACCCGAAGTTCAAGGTCCTGAAGCTGGGCCTTAACCGACTCCCACTGAGCCTCGATCTCAGCTCGGTTGAAGTTAACGTCGACAGTGACCTTGGCCTGTTCCCGCAGGGCGGCCATACGAGATTCGAGACCAGCAAGAGTCTGATCAACTCGATTGGATCGAGCCTCAATGACAATCTCGTAGCGCTTCCTCAGTGCTTCGAGCTGAGCAGCAACCTTCTCTCGTCCCTTGATCTTGATGTCGCCCATGAGGGTGAATCCTCGGGATGCTTCAGCAAGTTGGGCGCGGATACGAGCGATGGCAGCAGGATCGGTCTCAATGTCGAGCTGGGCCGTGAGGTGCCTCATCTGAGCCTTGAGGCGGTTGAACCTCTTGGTTACCTGAGCCGTGTCGAGAGTGAGAGCGAGTTCGCGTCTACGGTTGAGCGACTTGATACGAGCTTCGGCCTTGGCGATTGACTCATCATTAAGATGGGCCTCGATCGTGGTTGTGCGCTTTCGGTCGAGTGCTGCAAGCTGAGCCTTTGCCTCGTTCTGTTCCAGCATTACGCGAAGAACTGCCTGACGCTTCTCTCGAACGAGTGAATCGATCCGAGCTGAAGCATCCTTAATGTTGGCGTCTACGAGGAGTCGCATCTTACGGCTTTGTTCAACCCTCTCAATCTTCGCCTGAGCCATCTTCGTGTCAGCATCAGCGATTACAGTGACCTTAGCTCTCTTGCCCAAGGCCTTAATACGGGCTTCAGCCTTAGCCGTGTTGGCGACGACGTCAACTTCGACCTCTTCATTCACGCCCTTGAGGGCAGCCTTCAGCTTGGCCTTGAACTCTGACGTGTCGGGCAGTACTCGAATATAGACTCGACCGACTTCGGTTCCACCGGGTCCGTTAGCCATATCTCACCTCCTAATTAACTGTGAATGGTTGGCCCTCCGACTGGCTCTTCTGAGAGCGCTTGAGAATGTCGGGGGATATGGAGAAAGACTTGATCTCTCCACCAGCGTCGATATCGACAGACTCACTGGCAGAAAGAGCGTTGGCGAACGGATTGGAAGTCTTGGCCTTGCGAGTACGTTCCTTGGCTCCAGGACGCTCGTACGGGTCCGGATCCTTAACCTTCTTCGGGTTGTTGGTGTTCACCCGGACAAGAGTCGTGTGAAGGATGTTGATGGCGTCGATCAGATCAGCCATCACATAGGTATTGCGGTCCCACCCTCTTGATCCACGATCACCTTCGGCAATGTGACTGGAGTAGGTAGCAGACTCGATGGGAAGGTTCTCCACGAGAGCGAGACAAAAGCGGGGAGACATGCCGCCCGTGAAGAGGTCTCGGATATCGACTCCGTAGAACCTCATCAGGTCAGCAGTGATCTCCCCTCCATTGTCATCAAGCATCTTGCGGAGAATTAGGATTCCGGGACCTCAGCCGCCTCCATCCAAGCGTTGAAGATGGCCTCGCGGCCGGACAGCGGAAGGAGTTCGAGCATTTCCTTCATGGTGTCCTTCTTGTCGCAGGCGGCGATCAGGCAAAGGTCCATCGCGTCAATCTTCGAGGTCTCCTTCACCTTTTCGTCCTGAAGGATATCGATGTACTTCAGAACAGTCTTGAAGTCGGCACCGGGAAGGTTGGAGAACTCACGGAGCTTGACCACGGAACCATCCGCAGCCTCGATCTCAACGTTCTTGTCGGACTTCTCGGCCTCAGCAATAAGGTCGGTGAACTTCAGGCTAGTCATAACGCTCTCCCTTTCATCGCGTTAATCTCCCTTTCAGACATGAAAAAAGCCCCCTCTCCCGGAAAGGGAGAACGAGAGAGGGGGCTGGTCTTACTTATTTAGTTAGATAGTTAGTCGGGTCCACTTACGGCAGGGTCGGGTTGACAGTCGGAACGTCGCACTTCTTGAAGACCTGGCCCATGCCAGTGAATCCAGCACCGGAACCGGCCGACAGAATCGTTGCGGTAACCGGAACCTCGGTGATCGCGGCCGGGTCCAGAGTGATGGAGTCCGAACCGATGATCGACGCACGCGGGTAGTGGAAGCCCACCATCTGAGAACCATCAGAGGCCGCAATGAAAAGGGCCCGCTCAGACGGAGTCGGCGTAGACGGAATGACAAAGACATCGGCCGAAGAGGAAACCTGACCACCGTAGTAGAGGTTCAGGGTCTCGATCGTGATGTCCTCAAGGTTCATCGTGAGGCTATAGGTCTTCGCCGGGTTGGTCGTGATAAGAGCCGGGTCCTGCCACGAACCCAGAACCTCGGGGTCATCACCGTCCATCGTCATTTCAACGCCGTTGTCGAGAGACGTATTGCCGATCGACTTCCAGGCAGTCTCAACCGGACCATCGTGGTTCGGAATGAACGGCCACGTCGGGGCCGGGGTGTTGGCAGGTGCGACGTAGATGAAGCCAGTCGCCGGGGCAATGACCTCAGTCGAGCTGGAGTTGACGGGAGCAGTCATAGATGTCCTCCTTTAGGGCACAGCAAAAGAGGGCCCGGAGGCCCGTAGAAGAACCCAGTCAGACGACTGGGCGGAACATGAGTTGGTAAGAGGCAACGAAGCGGAATACGTCAGGGTGATGGACGTTGTCATTACCGGCTGAGTAGAAAGGACCGCCGATCTCCCTGAAACGGAACATCGATCCGCCCTCGATCGTGGAGACGAAGGGGGCCTTGGAAGCATCGACCAGTCCCTTACGAACCAGTCGGCTGAGAAGCGAAGCATCTCGGCGAGTCGACGCAAAGCAGTGCACGGTGAAGACTGCTTGGTCCAGGTAGCTGGGGTCCTCGGAAGTACCAGCCGTTCGCCTGACCATCACAATCGGCAGCAGGTGAAGCCACTCGTCCGGCATCTTGACGACATACTTAATCTCGGTGTCGTTGAAGAGAGGGACGTATTCGCGTAGTGCCTCAAGAGCGATCGCTTCCGAGTCTGGAAGTAGATACGAATCCTTCAAGGCATCTCCTAGGCGAGTAGTGCTGCGATGATTTCGGGGTGGCCCTCGAACGGTGCGTGACCTTCGGCCCAGCCGTCGTATTCGTGACCGAAAATGATCGAAAGGGCGGCCTCGTCGTCAATGTCAACCGAGTAGCCCTTCTCGTGCTTCTTCACGTGAACAGACCCTCGGAAGTGTCCGGTGTTGGAGAACTCGGCAGCAGCCGTCTTAGTGTTGTGGGCCCGCTTGAATGCCTCCTTGCGGAGAGCTTCATCAGTCTCTATGGCCTTGGCGGGGACGGTTCTGCACTGGTAGTCGAAGAGAACGAGCTTCATCAGCCACCCCTCTTTTCGATCGTGGCAACGTAGTGGGTGGTTCTCGGAGAGTTCCGACGCCACTTAGGCTGCTGAACAACCGTCCAGACATCGCCATCCATATGAACCTCGGACCATCGGTCACAAGGATTGGTCTTTGAGTAGATCTTCATCATGACGGGGGCGGCCCAGTTGTCATCGGACCCCGTTCCGTCTGAGATCTGCTGTGCGAAAACCTTGAGAGGATGGCCAGGGCCGAGACCAGGAACGGTTCCGCCATAGCCATCATCGACTTCAGCCCTCTCATAGAGGACTGCTTCAACAGGAGCACGATTCCAAATACTCATCCGGAACTCTCATCCCAGACGACATTGCCATTCTCCTCGTACGGGTACTCGCGACTGCGAGCAACCTTGATAGCCCGCTCGAATGCAACAGTGCGGATCTTGTCCTTCTGTGCCAGCTTCTCAAGCATGGTGATCTCACCCTGTGAAGGGGAGATGCCATTGGCCGTGTTCTCGCTGTACCGGTAGGTGTATTCACCGGCAGTCTCAGAAACGAAACCGTCCGGGTTGCGGATGGCTCTAGCGGCCATTGCGAGTACTACGGCCTTGACTCCAGCAGGAACGTTCATTCCTGTAGAACGGACGGCAACCCCGTTGACCACCAGAGGTTCAGCAGTAGACATCGTGCTGACCGCGTAGCAGCCCCAGTAGGGATTGCCGTAGACACGGGCAATGGCGGCAGCATCTTCAAGAGCTGCCACCGCCATGCCCTTTTCTTCGTCCGTAACAAAGGATCGTCCGACTCGCGCCTCAAGCTCGGCAACAGTGCCGATCGGGTCGCAAATCAATTACTCCTCCTTGGTGTCATCCTTCTTGGTCGTCCGCTTCCGAGGAGCACGCTTACGTACAGTCTTGGGAGCAGGTGTAACCCCTCCGCTTCCTTCCTCGGCAATCGGAGCACTCATCGTGGTCAGATCACCGAGGATCGGGGAAGAGAGGGTCATCAAGGGGTGACGTCGATAGCCACCTTGAGGCCACGGATGACGGACGGGGTCGGGTTGACCGAGCCATCGGCGTTCCGAACTCGGTCGGTCACGAGAGTGGCACCGACGTAGGCCGAGAGGAACGAACGCTCGGACGCCGTGGACGAGTTGTAGTCCTTGATGGCGCGGATCGCGTAGCCGTCCGAAGACTGGCTGGAACCCTTGGCGGACTCGGGGACGACCGGCGCGTGAGTCACGAGCTGGATCACCGACGGGTGGTAGGCGTACATCGAGAGCGGGTCGACACGGTTGTCCTGGACCAGCGTGAAGCCGTACAGCTTGCCGATCACGGCCTCACGGAGAGCCGAGTCGGTACCGGCGTTGGCGACCTGGGTCAGGTTCGGGTCGTTCATCAGGAACCCGGCGATCTGGGAACCCAGGACCAGGAAGCGACCGCCGACCGGAATGTTCTTCGCGGTCAGGTCGGAGGCCAGGAAGCTGATCCGGAATCGGATGAGCTGGGCTGCCTTGACATAGTCACCCGCCGCGACGGCGGCAGAGATGTCGACCGCACCTCGCGAGTCGTCCGGGAGCGAGGCCAGGGCCGCAGCAACCTTGCGCTCAAGGCGGTTCACCAGGGCGTCAGTCTGCGGGACGATGACCTGAGACAGGTAGCTGGTCAGCGAGAGGGACAGCTCGGCGTCGGAAAGGTCAACCGCCGAGTAGGCGTGAGTGTCCAGGACGACCGGAAGAACCTGCTCGTTCAGAGACTCGGTCTTGATGACGCCACCGGCGAGACGCTGACCGGCAGTCCAGTCAATGTTCTCCTCGAAGCCGGTGAGCATCGACGGCCGACGAATGTTGACCGTGTGGCCAGCAGCACCGACGAACTCAGCACCGGAGGTCTTCTGAACCGTGGCAGCGAGAACGACAGACGCCTCAATGTTGGCAAGAGCCGCAGCCGCGACCTTCTCACCATTGTAGATAGTGTTAGCCATACTGATTCCTCCTAAAGGAAGTGGGCATTAAAAAAGCCCCCTAAGGGGCGCAATTACGACTGGGCTTAAAGTCCGCCGTTGTTCTGCTTCCGAAGGTTCTTGATGAACGTCTTCGGGTCGAAAACATCCTCATCAGGATCGAGTCCACCCTTTCCAAGACCACCGCCACCCGATCCGGTCTCACCGGAGAGCTTCACGGCGTCCTCAGTAAGGGACTCCTCGTCCTCACCCCGAAGACGCTCGATAAGCGTTTCGGAGAGTCCATGTCGCGTACCGACCTTGAAGGCCAGTAGCTTGAGTTCGGCTGTCTCAGCCCGCTTCACCGCGTCCTCGTTGGCGGCCTCGTCGACCTCCACGGGCTCAGCGGTAAGCAGGCCCTCGATGGCCTCCAGGCGGGCGAGGACGGCCGCCAGGTCGGCAACTGTCTCTTCCTCCGCCTCTTCCTCTTCGGGCTCCTCCTCGACGGCCTCAGGCTCGTCCTGGGCCTCCTCGGTGGGCTCCTCGACGGGGGCCTTGACCTTGGGCGTACGAACGGGGCGCTTGACCTTCTTAGGGGCCTCCTCGACCGGCTCTTCCTCGACCTCGGTATCGGCCTCGGCTTCGGCCTCGGGCTCCTGGCCCTCGTCCTCGTCGGGGACCTCGACCATGACGCCCTCTTCGGACTCGGCCATCTCGACTTCAACCTCTACGTTCTCTTCAGGCATCTCTCTCCCTTTTACTCATTAGTCTTCTCGGCCCACCACTTATTGAAGTCGGAGGCTCCTCCACCCTTAGTTCGACTGAAGTCCTTCCAGGCGTCCTCGGCCTTCTTATTCACCGCAGGAAGCGCCTGTCCCTCGTAGATGGCTCGGACTTCACAGTCACACCCAGCGTGGTATTCACGACCAACACCCTTGAGTCCGGCCGAAGCCTTGGTGTTGTAGACGGCCCCACGTGAAGCGAGCATGATGCAGAACCCGCAGGTATACAGACCTCGCGGGACTCGCAGATACCCGACTCGTTTGGCCTTGGTGTTCTGGGCACCCTGAAGGACTGCATCACGACCACCGTTGTGGGCGAGCCTCTGTGACTCACGGGCCATGTCCGAAGTGACGGTTTGCATGACCTTGTCGAGCTGCCTGAGGTAGTCGTCAGGATCAACGAAGTCCCTGAGGCGACTGGCATCCTCAAACTTCTTCAATCGATAAGCGGCTCTTGTGTAGTAGGTAGACGCCGCATTACGTCGAGAGTAGTCAAGGTCGTAGTCGTCCCACACTGAGTCAGTCAGACTGATCTCAGAGTTAGGAAGTGAACTACGAAACTTCTTAGTACCAATTCGCTTCAGGAAGTAGATCCAGAGTTGCTTCAAGGTGAGCAATTCACCTGTGCCGTCGTCCGGCGTAGTGCCGGTCCAGATAGCCGTATCGAGGCGGTAGTAAGCCTGCCCGATGTTCCAAGCTCGCTGCCTGGCTTCATCGACAATCTCAAACCACTCATCGAAGTACTTGTCAGGGTCCTTGAGTAGTGCCGAAGGAGGGACTGAGTGAAAGTACCTGAGAGCCTGACCGATAGTGTTGGCGCTGATGTCGCGAAGAGCAGCGGAGTAAAGTTCCGCTGCCCTGTCGCTATCGATCTGCTTACTCATTAGGCCGCCTTACCTGCCAGGGAAGGATCAGCGGCACCCTTGCCTGTCGAAGCACCCTCCTTGGGGGCCTTGACGGCAGCAGTACCGGGATTCGCTTCGGCCTTGGCGTTGTTCTTGGCCACCCGGCTAGCGAACTTGTCCGCCATCGAGTTGACCCCGTCCTGGTCCTCCAGGAGGGCCTTGACCTCGTCAATGTCCTGCTGGGTGAAGCCAGGAATCTTGGACAGGACAATCGTCGTCGGGACCCCCATCTGAGTCAGCTTGAGTCCGGCGTCGACTGCCTGAGCGAGCGAGCGGTTGCCCTTGTCGGCCCACTGGACCTGAGCATCCTCGATCTCGTAGCCCTTCTGGTCACCGGCAATCAGTGCACAGAGACGAAGGACCAGTTCCCAGGACTCACCGAACGAGTGCCGGATCTCGTCAATCTTGCGAGAGAAGGCAGACTCGGCCGCCGCCAGGGCGTCAGCACTCAGGTTGGAGAGAGTTCCCGTCAGAAGGTAGTGAGGCGGCGTCTCGGTCACAGCACACATGTGCTGGACCACCATCTCAATGGCCTTCATGAAGTCTTCGGTAGGAGCTGCTTGCAGCGTTCCGAACTTGGTCTCGGGGTTCGGAGAGATGAGCATGGTCGAAGGGTCGATAACCGGGGCGATGAACAGAGGCTGTCCATCCTCGCCGTACATCGGGTTACCCAAGTCGTCCAGCATCTCGACCGGCGCGAGGCCGGTAGCCGTGCGAATGGCGAAGCCGGTGTAGTGCTGGGCAATCATCAGACTGAGGTACATCTGATTCAGCTTGTCCTGCATCTGCACAACAGTCTCGACGATGCCGTAAGCACGGCCCAGGAGATCCATCTTCGGAACGAAGCGAACCACCGGACAGTGAGGCATTCCGTGAGCCGTACGCTTGCCTACCTTGAAGGAAGACTCCGACAGCTCGACCTCGTACTGAAACTTCTCATCGAAGAACGTAGCTCGACCAGGACTGCCTTCACCCTTGGACTCCTCTTCGATTATGAGGGCGTACATAGGGGCGGCATCGAAGAGCGGGTCATCGAAGGCGGCGAACGTACGAACTGCCGGATGAATACGAATCTCCGGAACCTTCTGATCGAGAAGGCTCTTACGGACCGAGACGTACGACTGTCCGCACTCAAGGGCAGCCCGGTGAACGAGAGACTGGCGCTGATCCATTCGATTGGACTGCCAGTACTTCCACTCGGCCGGGTTACCGGTGACGTCGGGCCTTCGATAACCCTCTACAGCGAGAGCATCGGTAGGCGCATCAACCAGTAGAGGGATGATGTTGTGAATCGACCGCTTGGCCAGTTCCTTGAACTCAGAGTTCGCGTTACGAGGCATGAAAGGAGCGGGATGCAGACCGCGAACGTAGCGGTCCACCATCACAAGTCGATCCTTGTCCTTGTTGATCTGAGCAAGGGCGTTGGTGATACGAGCATTCGTATCGACCTTCTGCTTAGCAGCCATTCATCATCTCCTCCTAGAATCCACCTCTCGTTTGCAGCTTTCCGACAGTTCGAGGCTTCGACTGTTTGCCGGACGCGATGAGACGCGTACGGGCAATGAAAGCGAGCAAGGCAGCCGCATAGGCGTCTACCTTGTACTGCGAGTCTCTGTTCGCCTTACCGAACGAAGTGCCGTACTTGTTGTTCCGGCGCTTAGCGTTCTTGACGTGTCGTGATAGGCCGTAATTACCTGAGTGCTTGACCATGCCGTTCTCGATGGCACCAACGAGGGCAACGTTCATCTCGGTGATTTCCTTCTGGTTACCTCGCATGTCGTAGGCGACATGGGATCGTCCAGAAGCCTTGACGTCTAGCCGAGACTGATACTTCTCGTTCCACTGGTGAACGTAGGTTTCCCAGTAGGCTGTATCAGAGAGGAAGCCGACAACCCGATAATTGGCGAAGATCCAATCAATAGTCTCCGAGACGGCTTCCTTGTCGACTCGCCAGAGCTGACCTTCAGGGCCGTCCGGCTTCTCCCAAATGGCTATCGGCTGGAAGAACGAGTCGTTCACGCGGAGAGCCACAATGGCTGTCGCGTCGTCGGACTCGCCTCCGTCCAGACCAATTACGATCCGGTCTCCACGCTTGAGTTCGAGTTCGACCCCGCAGTTGTCCCAAGCCACAGGATCGACTAGGGCGTCCTCGGCGGCCGTAACCAGGTTCAGGTACTTCCTCAGGACTTCGTCCCGAGTGATGACACCCGAGTAGCACTGGTCAACGATGGCGTCGATGTTCACCCAGTGGCAGTCGCCGTACGCCGTAGCAATGGCTTCCCGGAGCTGGGCTTCATCCTCCAGGTCGAAGGTGGGGTCAGCGGACCTAGCCTCGTAGTACATGCCGGTACGTCGCTGCTTGCCGTCCTGCTGTCGCTGCCAGGCCGTGTGGACCCGTTCAGCAATGCTGTCCTCACCGACGATGTAGGCGTTGGTAGCCATGAGGGTGCGTCCGCCGACCTTGGCGGCGTTAGCCGTGGCCGTGTGGTAGACGTTCACCATGTTGTTCGACTCGTTCCAGTGCCACGTTTCGTCCATGAAAAGGGCCGATGGTCGGCCACCTTCCGCAGAGCGGTAAGAAGCCGTCTTGGCTTCGAGTAGACAGAACGTGCCGTCGGTCTGGCGGGCGTGCCAGCGTTCAATACCGGGGTCCATCGCATACTTCGCAATGGCAGCCTGGTTGAAGAGACTGTTCAGGGTCAGGGTCACGTTCTTGACCTGGTCCTGATTCACGGCGAAGAGCTGAACCCAGGGCTCCTGGGGGTGCTTGCCGACAGCCCGACCGTCGTCGTCAAAGTGGGAGAACCTGACAGGCCCCAGGAATTCGACGGCGGCGAGAGTCGCGAAGAATGGTCCCTTACCGGAACCCTTGGCAAGCTGAAGTGTGCCCGTCTGATAGACGAACTTGCCGTTCTCGTCGACCTCGTACCAGCGAAGGATTGTCCGTCGCTGTGATCGGGTGTACCGCCAGTCAGACCGGAAGTGTTCACCGGCCCAACGAAGAATCCCCCACCCAAGAGTGCGGTGTTCGCACATCTTGTTGCCGAAGGTCTTGCACGAGTCACACTGGGGAATGTAGTCATCCTTGACGGTAAGAACCGGCTTCACTCATCCCCCTTAAATGTCTCGTGCGTACTCCTCCATAAGCGAAGTAATGTGGGCGTCCATCGAATCGTCAGCAGCCTTGGCAAGCTCCATCTGTGCGAGCCTTCGAGCGGACTCTGTAGTCAGAAGGAGACTGCAAGCCTTGGTGATCGTGGCCATCATCTTTCCGTTCATGCCGGAAGCGACATGGCGATGGATGATCTCAGCGACGAGTACCGCAAAGGCAATGTCTGTCGACTGGTAGTACATCGACTGGCCAGACTGCCGAAGAGACAGGAACCAGTCAGTTGCAAGGTCATGCCAGTAGTCGAGCGGTTCAGTCCAGACTGTCTTACTCGGATCAATCGAGACCCGAAGCCGACGACGAGTGGCCTCGGTCGTCAGGAAGTCTTCGAGGGCAGAGATGGCGGAGGCCGCAGCATCAAGACCGATCTTGTACTCGTCCGGGTAGTCAGCGTCGTACTCGCCCTTGTAGAGGGTCGAGGAGATGAACGCACACACGTACCGGAGCTGAGCCCAGTCAGAAGGCTCGAAGAATACCGCCTGCGGACTAGCCGCATAGCTCATGTAGAGCTGACGGACAATGCTGTGCCACGTAGGGTCAACAGCGGGATTCGACTTCACAGACCCTATAGGGGAGGAGGAAAGCTCGATCGACTCAACCAGATCCTTGTTCCGCCTCCGCTTCATCTTCGGGTCCTTAGGCGGGGGACCACTGCGAATCATCAAGCACCCCCTTCAAATCCTGTTCCGTGCCCGTATCCCCGGGCGCTTACAAATGCTGTGACAGCCGAGTTCAGACTGTCCCCCTGAGGGTCGAGCAGTGTGCCGACATAACGTCCCAGAGTCGAGACCTCGTGGTCTCCTCGCTTAGTTCGCTCAAGGATTACCACGAAAGGCCACCGGCCCTCGGATCGTTCATCGACCCACTCAGTGGCGTGAGCCTTGGTCTCAGGCCCCCCTGAATCAGTCTTCTCGGGTGCCCATGTGTCGAACAGGCGGAGATCAATCTCCTTGGTCTCATCAAACCCTCGGTCGAGGAGAACACGTAGCGTGTCACCATCCTTGACCTTGAGGACCGAAGCCCTGTAATCCCACATAGAACCTTCTTTCGCTGGATTAGGGCGGGGCCGCCTCGCCCGCTTTGCTTTATCCCGCTAGGCTCATGCCGGGAACCCTATCGCTGACCTGCCTGGACTCGAACCAGGAACCCACGGATTAACAATCCGTTGCTCTGCCAATTGAGCTACAAGTCATCAGGGGAGCGACCCCCCTTTCGCGAACCCACCTGGTCTGCCACCAGAGCCTTTGTAGGCGTGCCTCCGGACGGCACAAGAGTTCACTACAGTAGAGACAGTTATGAACCGTCTCAGTTGATCATCCTGGATTTGAACCAGGGACCCCCGCCTTATCAGGGCGGTGCTCTAACCGGACTGAGCTAATGACCATTGGGTGGAGCATTCAGGTGCTACTCTCGACGCCATGAATCAAAACCCATGGTGGCTCACTACACCTGCCAAGCATCAGATCTGCACTGTATGCAGAACCGTCGAAGACCCCACGGTGCACGATCCGGTGCTATGGGATGACGTGGGCCGGTACTGCAAAAACTGTGAGGTTTACAAGGAATGGTCCGAGTACGGACCAAGCAAAGGCACTCCTTACGGGAAGGTAGCGATCTGCAATCCTTGTCGTAGGGAAAGGATGAATGCGAGAAACCGAGCGAAGCGCTAGGCACTCTGTGGTTCGGACAGGACTTGAACCCGTGACCATGGGATTAAGAATCCCCCGCTCTACCGACTGAGCTACCGAACCAGTCCGATTCGTTATCGCAGAATCGGGAATCGCGACCGCAACCTCTGTTGTCTTTTTGGCGAAGTCTCCTGGTGCGGTACAGCATTATCACCCCGTGCCACCCAATGGATTCGAACCATTGACCTCCGGGATTTCACTCCGGCGCTCTGTCCAACTGAGCTAGGGAAGCTTGTGGGTCCTGGCGGGACTTGAACCCGCATCCACCGGATTACGTCCGGCCGCTCTTACCCCCGAGTCGTACAGTCCCCAAAAAACCCCGACCACAAGGGACGGGGTGTGTTCTAGCACTCCTAGTCGTTCTCTTCATCCTCGCGAAGAGCCTCGACCTGAGTCCGGAGATCCCAGTACTCATCATGCATCTGAAGTTCGTTCTTCCGGCGTGCCCGGATCTTACGGTCCGCCTTCTGGTCGAAAGAAGCCTTCGGCCGCGAACGCCCTAGATCACGCATCGATCATTCCTTGGTCTCCCTAGACGTAAAAAGGGGGAGCCACCGGGGAGTGGCTATGACACTCAACCCAGTGGCTCAACCCCATCAATGGGTGGAGAGGCCCTGACGCACTCAAGCCGTTATCCTCTCTCACTAGTAATGAAGGTGTTCCAGTGAAGAATTACGCCCACCCATTGACGAACTTAGTAAGGCGATCCACCGCACGAGTAACGTGGACTCGGTAAGCGGGCTTCTCACCGTTGACGAAGAAGTCGATGATGATCTCGCGATCCCGGTCACTCAGCTTCAGTAGTCCATCCTCGACCAGGACCATCAGTGGGTCGTTCTGGTCGGACCAGTCGAGAGCCTGAAGGGCCGCCCGAATAGCCTCAGTGGAGTAGATGCCCTCGGGAGTCCCATACGACGCTTCCTCGTACCAGTCAGGGTTATCGTCAGAGGCGGCACTGAATCCGCCTACCTTCCGGCCGTACACCTCGGTAGAAGCACCAAGGACGCCCGCCTTGTACATCGAGCGACCCAGGTACGTGAGAGGGTCATCAGCCGTACGCAGGTTCTTGACGAGGGTCGGCGCGTTCTCCATCGTCTTGATGGCGATCATCTGAGTCAGATCGTCAGGAGAGATGGACTCCCACTTAGAGTGGACATTCTTGGCCACCTGGTTGCAGGTCTCGTAGAAGGCGACATCCCCACCGGCAATCTGAATCAGTTCGTTAACAGCCATGCATCCTCAAGAGACAACAAAGAGAGGGACGACCTGTCCCTCTAGTTCCATTATCCCTCAGACTCCATCCGAATGTCAACCGTGGGCCGAAGGCCCCGCGCGCGCTTACGCGCATGCAGGCCCCTCCGGGGCCAGGTCGAGGGCGGGTGGCCGCCTGGAGCAGCTCGGCGCACGCCTCGCAGGCCTGGAAGGCTTGAGGGGCACTCGGGTGCCCAGGGAACCTACAAGGCCCCCAGCGGGCCATTCCGCCTGACGGGTAGCCGGACGTTGGTCCGCTGTTTCTGCTTCCCAGCAGCCGACTCCTGGGCCGTCTTCTGGTCGTGGTGGTACTTGCAGAGCACCTGAAGATTGGAGTGACTGTGGTCCCCGCCTTCAGAGCGGGACCGTATATGGTCTACGGCCTCGCCCGGAGCGAGGCAAAGAGTTCCGGTGTCATACCGGAGCTTCTGACAGAGACCACTATCTCTTCGCCAGATGATTGATCTGGTCGAAGACCAATTAGAGGGAAGGCATTCCCCACTACTGGGATCAAGACTCCAAGCCATCTGAGAATCACCAACCCTAATAGAGGCCAGCTCTGCCCGCTGGCCGATAAAGAAGAGTCATCCATCTGAGGATGACTCCCTACTAATGTCATCGCTTCTGGGCGATGACTTACTTAGTTAGTTAGATACCTAGTAGGCGGCCTTCGAGGGCCGCCATCAGTAGAAGCGCCTTCAGGGCGCTGACTAGGTAGCCGCCGTTTTGGCGGCGTCTTGGTGTCGCTTCTCTCTGTCGTTCGAAGCTCTCACTAGTAATCATGGTGTTCCACTGTGGAATAAGAGTCTGGCTCCAGGGGCGCTCTTGGCTGGTTACTGGCCAGTAGCCCTTGTGCCCGTTGGGCTCCAGCCGGCCTGTGTCCTTCGTCACACTGAGGGAGAGGCCCCCGCCTTGAGGCCCAGTTGAATCACGGGAACCCGTACAGGATCTCAGACCAT